TTTGATCACTTGAAAACTCTATATAAAGAAAATCAAATACAATATCGTAAAAAAAATATGCCGGAACTATGGTATAACTGGCAAGGAAAAACTCGTAGATACTATTGTGATTTCTTCGTGGCGGATGACAACTTAGTAGTAGAAATCAAAAGCCCATTTACTTTAAGTCGCGATCTTGGTATCGTAAAACAGAAAATCCTTTCTGCTCAAACCAAGGGATACAAAGTTCTCCTGTTAGTATTTGATCAGTCCGGCGATCTAATACTTGAAACGGACGCCACTCGTTTTCTTCAAGATGAATAAGTATCCAATCACCATCGTGTGTTTCACATAGGGCCGATACGCTTTCTACAAAATCTCCATCATTGAAATACCAAATATTATCAATCAACTTGATTTCCGGATTGTGAATATGTCCGCAAATGACACCATCAAAGCCACGCTTCTTGCAGTAAGCTGCAAGATTATGTTCGAACTTGAACATAAAATCTACGGCCTTCTTTACTCTGTGCTTAAGATATTGACTAAGACTAAAGTACCCAAAACCAAAACGATGACGTACCCAATTGAATTTACTATTGAGCGAAAGAATGAAGTCATATGCTCGATCTCCTAAAAATGCTATCCAAGGTGCTAGCCTTGTAATTCCGTCAAATAGATCGCCATGAGTAACTAGATAATGCTTGCCGTCAGCACCTATATGTTCTATTTGATTGTGTATCTCCACTAGACCAAAACTAAACCCGTAGGGTATCATTGGTCTTAAAAATTCATCATGATTACCTGCTATATATACAACTCTAGTTCCACGCTTGGCATGACCTAATACCCTACGTACCACGTTGGTATGGCTCTGTTTCCAACGCCATTTGTTTTGTTGTATTCGCCAAGCATCGATTATATCCCCTACTAGATACAGTGTATCACACGAGTTATGTTTCAGAAAGTTATTTAACTTATCTGCTTGGCAATCTCTAGTACCTAAATGTACATCACTGATTGCTATTGTTCTATATTTTTTTGGATATTTTGACATAAATAAAGTTGTAGTTCGCGATACTGGAAATATCCAACTACCCTAAACGCTTAGAGGAGCAGTCAGCATGAGTATTTATAAGGCAGTCCGTTACAATAATATTACAGTAAATGGATTTTATGTATATGCCTATTTGAGAAAAGACGGCACACCTTACTATATAGGTAAGGGACAACAATACAGAGCATGGATGAATCACAGAGTCAATAATAAAGGAGTCCATACTCCTAAGGATCTAGACCGTGTAATCATTATGGAGCAAAGTTTATCCGAAGTTGGAGCAGTTGCGTTAGAACGCAGATATATCCGGTGGTACGGACGAAAAGATTTAGCAACAGGCATACTACATAATAGAACAGATGGCGGTGAGGGCACTAGTAATGACTCCGAGGAAACTCGTCGTAAAAAATCTCGTCCAGGAAAACTCAACGGGATGTATGGAAAGAAGCGTCCAGAAATAATGGCGAAGGCATGTGCCGCTAGTGTTGCTAACTCAAAAGGCAGAACCTACGAAGAAATCTACGGATTAGAAAAGGCTACTGAACTAAGAAAACAGAGATCCGATTCTCTAAAGTGAAAAAAGAAATCTCCAGAACATGCCGCTAAATCTAAATTAAACGGTATGAAGGGTGCCTTAAAGATTGGGGCCGCTCGTAAAGGTAAATCAGCAGAAGAAATATATGGACCAGAAAAAGCTCGTGCTATGGTTGAAAAAAGATTAGCAACATTGGCCAAGAAAAAGGCTACCGAAGTAGCCCCTAACCTGACTGTGTGTTAAATCTGCACTACCATCCATTTTGCACTAAATGGCTTGCCTTCGGCTCGGTGCTTTAGTATCTTACGAAATTCTTCTAAGCGAAGTTTCATAATTGCATCTTCATCGTGTCGGAAACAAGCCTTGTACAATTTGGAAACTAATTTCTTTTGTTTCATGGCTAGATCCTCCTTGAAAACTATTTATACCGTTTATCCGTTTTGAGTCAAAAAAAAGGACCCCTAAGAGTCCTTTTAAAGCACCTTACGCTATTACAGCGTAACGTGGGCTGTTTAGAGTCTGCATCATTACTGATACAGGATCTAATGATTCAGCACCTAGGATGCTCTTCATGATAGCTGGACTGAATCCAGAAACCAATGCAACACCCTTCTTGTCATGCTTGACTGGTACGTTGCCAGAACGAGCATTCAAGTTCCAGAATACAATGTTTGGAACAGTGTATCCTGCGGCTTCATACTTACGAGCGATCATTTCCATTGCAGAATCATCGTGCTCGGCACAGTGATTGAATTCCATGTCACTCATAATTAGAACATACTTTGGCATGTCCTTTGCATCAACCTTGCCCTTAACCGCGAAGTTAAGAACAGTGTCAAAAGCCGCGTGTAGGTTGGTACTCATGTCCCAATCTGCACGTTGTAGTTGAGCCAACTTGCTCAACAGGTCACCCTTCAAGATTTCTATCTTGCTCTTGGTAGAGAAAGTCAAAAACATGTCCTTGAATGGACCTGTGTTCTTGTCAGCTAGGTACAGGCCCAAGCTGATGCAAACGTCCATACATGTCAAGTTAGCGTTACCACCAACTGTAGTGCTCATAGAGCCCGACACGTCACACATTGGCAACACCAATTCATCACCGATGTAGTTTGGCAATGCATCCCATTGTGCTTGTACAACAGTAGCGTCACCGCCAAACTTGTGAGCCTTAATGACATCGTATGGGTAAACTGCCGCGGCATTTACCTTAGCTTCACCAGTTGTTAGCTTTGCCTTGTAGGCATCGTATCCAACTGGATCGTGCTTCTTGAAAGCCTTTTGGTAACGAGCCGCAGCCAACGATGGTACGTGGCTGTAGTTGATTCCATCCCATGTGTTTGCACACATGTTTTGTTCAACTGTCTTGCTCAATGTTACCAAACTCTTACGGTAGAACTTTGGGCTCATTCCGAAGAAGTTACGGATTTCAACGGCAATTGGACCTTGACGTGGCATCCACTTTGCAGCCAAACCATTACGTTCACGCAGAGCATCGCCAATCATAGTGAATGCTTGTGCCTTGACTTCCTTAGAAGTAAAGATCAACAGGTCATCCCAACGTCCGAATTCTGCCAGGTGTGGCAAAATACGAGCCAACGCCTTAGGGTTGGTCTTTTCAAGATTCAAAAGAATCAGGCGAACAACATCACGTTCGCCTGCACCACCACGGACGTCACGAGCCCACATCAAAAGACGTAGAGCAAGAGTTTCGTCTTGTGCTAGTGCGCGAGCAAACTGAGTGCTCAAATCCTTACCACGGCTTGCACCGATAGCAAAGAACAAATCTACAAGATCACTCTTGCTAGATTCAAAAGTCTTCATACCGTTAGCGGTACGAGCTACTACTGGAACGGACTTAACCGCTTCTACAAATGCGTTCATTTTATTTTCCTTCAGGTTACGTTTTAAAATTATTAAAATGCTGTATATAACCTATACAAGCAGGATGGTCGGAACCGTATTTTATTTTCTGCTTGCCTATTCCCCAGTATATCGGTTCAGTTCCGCAAGCCTAGCATACAATTCATGTCGCCTAGTTTGTATTTTTCTGTACAAACATCATACAAAGTCTTTCCCTTGTGTCATCAGTTCCGTTAGAGTCTATTGCTAGAAAGTGTTGCCACTTGCCTTACGGGCCGCCGTCTACTGCATTAGCTGTAGTTTAGTTTTAAGTTGCTGAATCCATCCTAGGATTTAACAGGTTAGTTGTCTACTTTTGTTTTTTATCGAGGCAAATATCGAAAAGCCTCTATCTTATATCCATATATGTCCGTAACCTTCAAAGCCCATACAGGCTCCAGCTATTGACATAGATATAGGAAATTCATAGTATTATGAATTGCTGAACCTAACCTTATAACTTACTGTCTATGTTATTATTATATAGTAATTTAATTATCTTGTCAACACTTTTTTGGTGTTAAAACAGGCTTTTTTAGCCAAATTACTTGCGATTGATATGATTGGCAATTTGGGTAATGTTGGACTTAGAACGGTTGTTCTCACGCTTTAGTAGTGCAACCTGCTGATTGAGTGCAGACACCTGCTCGATCAGTCGTTGAACTTTCATTTCCAAATCTTTTACTTTTTTATCATCCATACCTTATTTATTTGCTTGCTTCAGCGATACTTTTATATCCTGCCCAACTTGGATGAATTTTATCTGCTTGCCAGCGTGTTGTTACAATAACTGTATCTCCAAATTGTTGTGCAACATTGCGGACATGCTGTACTGCCTCAAACTTGCTTTCACGATTTGGCTCAATCCAAAACACTTTAGTATCGCCCTTAATTTTTGTTCGAATGTTCATTAGCATACCATAGGTGTCGGCCTTTTCCCAATCGTTAGTACCTAAACTAATGATAACAGTTTTAGCAGTCAAATCTTTGTTGCCAAACTTCATGTTCCACCCGTGTGATGTAATACCGCCCTGTGCATAAGCTGCACACTCTGGACGGAACATTTTAGTACCAACAGCAATACTATCTCCGATAATTAGGCATTCCGACATTACATTTCCTTTAATTTCTTTATATCTTTATGTTTGACTATAATGATATTGTTTATAACATCTTTAAATTTGATTGGCAAATCTAAATGTATAGTAATACGAGGTCCTTCGATCTCATTGATTACAGTATCATTGCCCACTGTACCAATGAATGGGATTTTATTCCATTTGCCAAATACTCGGTCACCTAAGAAATAAGATGGCCAGTATTTGGTCTTGTTGAAGTAATCAGTCTGATTGCCCATAAATTACCCAACGGTTGTTTTTGTAATCCCAATGACGGTTGTCAGAAAAACTTATATCCAATTGATAACCAACTAGTCCTAGCTCAAGACGAACACCTGCATGATCCTGCTGTACAGTCCAATTAAACTCAATTCGAAACAGTTCTGGGGTTTTCATAAACTGAACTTCCCAGAACTTATTCTTCCAAACGGTCTTACCAGATTTACACCAAATGCTTTCAAATCGATCCCACCAACGAGGATTGCGAATATTGAGATTAAGATAGATCACGTTAGTCCTCGTCGTCATGATCGTCATGACGATCATCTTGATCACCACTTAAAAACTCATCATCCAACGATGCACCTAACAAACGAATAAGTCGCAACACTTCTTCAGGAGCAAGTGTTAAAGTCATGCTGGTGTAATCACTATGCAAGGTTAGTGTAGTTGATTCGGACTCTGGATCATAACCCACTCTGTAGTGATCTTTTAATTGCGGAGTGGGCAAAGAGATTGGGGGGATGGGTTTTACTTCGGGCACAGGGGTAATCTCTGGTGTGTTATATTTACGGAACCAATTAAACATTAAATGCTTTCAATTATTGAAGATTCCAAACGCTACCACCAGCATCGCGGTAGTAGTCGTCGTTGGCATTTACAGCAGTCTTTTCCTTATCCACTGGATCATTTACATACCATTGTGTACTGCCCGCTTCCTGGAAAGCGTAGATAGTCCCAACTGTGGCAATTGCCGCAGGTGATGGGTCGGTAGTAGTTGTAGTTGTAGTAACAGTTGTGTGTGTTACTTCTTCGTCGTTATAATCATCATAAATCACAGGTCCACTCCTACGGTTAGCGGCTACTACAAGAGCTACGATTAGCAAAATAAAAAATGTTACAATAAGAAAAGTCATTTAAAGAACTCCAATAATAAACAAGAACAACAAAACACATGCAATACCAAGTACAATCATACCTGCAATTTCCCAATTGCTCGGTCCTGCTTTTTCAAGCACTACAGGTTGCATTGGCGAATTCTGATATTGAACAGCATCTGCAGGAGCAGGTTGTGCAACCATTCCACCGTTAACCGGAGTAAACTGTCCGTTTTGGTAAACACCAACTTGGTAACCTTGTTGATTAACAACTCGACCATCTGGATAAAGCAGGGCATTACCGTTATAGCCACCACCTGAATATACCACAGTATTATGTGGGTGAAGCATATTGCCGATAATCAAACCAGTCAACAGTCCGTTGCTATAACCAAAGCCCATGCCCATACCACCGTACATCATGGGAGAACCAGCATATCCGCCACCAGCAGTCCTGCGTGTCATTGTAGTAGTTGATGTAGTGGTAGTTGTTTGCCTGGGTGCGGGTGCTGGAGGAGCACTGAAGCTGCCTTTTTGGACGGATGGTGCTGCTGGAGCAGGAGCACTGAAGCTGCCTTTGCTCATGCTTGAGCCACTGCTAAAACTGCCGCTGGAGCGGCCACCTCCACCTCCGCCGGGTTTAGCATCGGTGTCACCGGTGAGCATAACTCCTGCAATCATAATTGCAGAAATAAGTTTAGAAACTTTCATTAAGATAAATCCTTGTTTTTGAACATGTGTTAATTATATAGGAAAACTGTATAGCTGTCAAGAACTAGTATGTTTAAATTACCCTAGTTTAGGATTTAGGGTCGTTAACAATTTCAATAAGGAATTGTTCCAGATTATCTACAGTCAATGGCAAATATTTTTTAGGCACTTTTTGTATCTTAAACTTGTATCCGTCAATCAATGTATCAATTTGTGCTTCAATAGTTGTATATGTTTGATTAATCCATTCGCTTGTTCCTCGGCCGTCGCGCTCAATATTCCAATCAAACTGTTGCTTTACTGCTTTTTCTAAACTAGCAATTGCTCGAGCTGGCCCAATGTATACTACATCAAAACATGCCACGTGGCTCTTTCGGCTATAGCTATTTTGATAAACACCTAGTCGTACAGCAGGATGACCAGTGATACCGATCTTGCTATCAATAGCCCCCATCGGATCTTTGAAGATATAAAATAGTTTTTGATTATTCATGATCGAACAAGCTACCAAATTGTTGGTCTGTTACTATGGATTTAAAATCCATATGACTTTCGTCTTTAATATTACCTACTGGTTTGTATCCCACTAATTCAATGTGACTTTTAATTAACTGTCTCTCTAACTGATTAACTTCGAACTTAGTGTTAATTGACGATGCCCTTGGATAAAGTGACATGTCCCAAATTTGGATAGACACTGAATTTTTATTAATTCCTGGAAAATGAACAAGGACATCTAACATGTCATTTCCTGCGCTGTTTGGGCTAGCTTGCCTTGGCCAGCCAGGAATATGGAAAGATTGTCTATATATCCTCTCACCATGTACACCTTTTGCAAGATCGTAATGAACGCCGTACTTCATAATAGTTTTATGGTAGATAAAAGCATATACATAAGAAATAATATTATTCTTCTTCATGTATTTTACAATATCATACGGTTTCAAAAAATTACAAAGATCAATAGTATGTGTCGAAACTTTAGAAATATCAATTAACATATTAAACCTTCCACTGGCATGTTGGACTAGGCAATAATGTCTTGCCGCCACTTTGTGTATAGAAATTGATCAATCCATTAAGAACACGGTCTTTGTCATGCTCAGGAATGTCACCTTTAACTTTAGTAGAGGTATAGGCTTTCCAATAGCTTTCCTTGATACCTTCTTGTATGCTGTCTGCATCGCCCCATTTGTTAATCAACATAGAGGCTAGTTCTTTATCAAACGCAGGAGTGAGGTTAAACCCTTCTAATGCCGAACGATGATACAGATAACTCATTGGTCGAAATACTTCTAATGTCAGGGGTGCTGCGGGCCAGTTAGTTCGGTGAAACTTTAGAGCACGATCCCAGAATGTACCTTTAGTACCGTTGTCGTCAGCAAGTTCGTAACATTCGATGCCAGACTTAATTTGTGTAAATGCACCTGCCATTGTAGCATGACGTTTTGGAACACAGGTGTGTTTAGTCAAAATATTCATCATGCTAACATACTGTTTGTCTTTGGTTTCAACACCGATCAAGAAATCATCATATGCGCTTAACGGACGCTTGTTCTTACCGTTAATTCGACGCATGTTAGTACCTGCAATAAATGCACCATACTTGATACGCTCGTCGTCAGTAATTCCAAATCCTGCTTCTTCTAATGTTTCGTTAGAAATATGGTCAATGTCAATATACCATACTGGAAACTTAGAATATCCTTCTAAGCGACAAACCTGTGTAGTATGATGTCCGTCCCAGATACAGTAAATAGTCTTTCCGTTTTTTAGTGTAAGTTTAATAGCACACGGTACAATTACAGCAGTATGATCAAAATCTTTGTAAATTTTTTCTACATGATTAGGAGCAACGTCACGCTGAAAAATAGGCCAGAGGTAAAGGTCCTCCCAGTCGACATAACCAAATCTTGGACTTGTAGCTGGGTTGGGATAATGAATAGTTGCTCCGCCGCTAGGATCATATGGAGTCTTAAGAATATTGTATCGTGGTCCGATAACGGTAGTGATTGCTTTTTGGATATCTTCCAAGGGAATGATATCATTTGGATAATTTTTAGCCATCTCACGGAGATCAACTGCATCATCCTTCATTTCAAACGGCACTTTGTAAGATTTTACAAATGCATTAATTGATTCTTTTTTGTTATAAGGCTTAACCTTAGTTGTGTGAGTTTTCATTATATTTCCTTTATGCTTACTTAAGATTTCAGCGGTTAATAAACTATGTTTCGGTTTACTTCTATTTCAACCTATATTAATTATAACAGGATTCTTAGATCCTGTCAACTTACTTTGGACGAATTTTCATTTTAGCATAGATATTTTGGACACCGACTGATTGTCGGATAGCATCCTGTAGGGCATCGTGAAGACCACCTTTAGGCATGTCTGGATCGTATCCCAAATCAAACAGTGTTCGAGTATCTCGCAGTTGCCAGTATTGCCACGGTAAACCCTTGCCCAACTGACGATAGATGTTTTCGATAATAACCAAATCGAATGTAGCACCGTGACTCCAAAATGCATCACATCCCCAAGCAAACTTATGGAACTGATTCATAGCATCCGCTAAAGGAATACGTCCTTCTTCACTGAATGCTTCTTCCATAATAGCAGGATCCTGCCGACTCCACCATTCAAGTGTGTTAGGATCAATTTCGCGACCTAGCTTGTCTTGGTCATCGAGATCAATTTTAAAATAGATCTTTTCACCATATCCATTTCCCCAAGGATTAAAATGTACTGCTCCCAATGATAGGACTACAGCGTTTGGAGAGACTGCCATGGTCTCCATATCAATCATTAAATGTTTTGCCATTATTGCAAGACCCTAGTTGCAGTTGCATCTTCTCGTAGACTACGCAAAATCTTTTCTGCATATATTGGATCTTCTTCCATCAATTCGTCGATATCGATAGGAATGGGTTCAATCTCTCCAGATTCGATCTGTTTTGTAATATCAGCAATCAACTCGTCGAGTTCGTCCTGTGTTCCTTCAAATGTATCAAAGCAACCAGGGGCAAAAGTAATTTTGGGTTTTGTATTTTCCATGCTTTAATTATAGCAGGAAAATAGGAGTTTGTCAATAGTTTTTCTTGGGCAACGATTGATCGTTGATCTTTTTAAGCCAACGGGCACGAGCAGCGCCTTTTTTACGCTTTTTGGTAGTGGTTGGTTTTTCGTAGAACATGTTAGCTCTAACTGTTTCCAAAATGCCAGAGTCATCCACTTTCTGTTTAAATTTTCTAAGTGCTACGTTTAAGGGCATGTCGCCAACGATAACCTTATTGCCCATTAAGGGTTTATTGTTTTTGCTCATTTTTCTTTTTATCAAAAATCATTATGGCTGGTATGCCATCGATAGTATCTTTAGTTATCCGAATTCCTGTTAAACCTCGCTCTACAAGATTTACAGCATCAAATTGATAAGGCAACAATACTTTTTCAATAATATTTTTCAACCCACGAGCATTGGTTTTGAGTTCTTTGGCTCTGTGTGCAATTTCCAGTAGGGCAGTATTGTCAAATTGTAATTTAATTCCGTCTAGCTCAAACATATACTGATATTGTTTGATCGGACTATTCTTAGTTTCTTTTAAAATATTAACCAATTGTGTCTCGTCTAGCTCATCAACGTGTGTAATAAGTCCAAAACGTCCCACGAACTCAGGAATGAGTCCAAACTTAATCAAGTCCTTAGTAGTCACATCTTTATAAACATTATCATCCTTGTCCAAGTTTTCCACGTTAGCATGAAAGCCTACACTTCTAGCACCTGTACGTTGTTTGATAATTTTTTCAATGCCTACAAAGGCCCCCCCACATATAAACAATATACTGCGTGTATCAATTTCTTGCATGTCTGTACCAGGATGTTTGCGTTTGCCCGTGCTGGGGATACGCATGATACTACCTTCAATCATTTTCAGCAGTGCTTGTTGCACACCTTCTCCACTGACATCACGTGTAATGCTGGCGCTCTCTCCCTTGCGACTGATCTTGTCGATCTCGTCAATATATACAATTCCGCGAGTTGCCTTTTCAATATCGCCGTCAGCTTCATTGATCAATCGTGTAAGAATACTTTCAACGTCATCACCTACATACCCTGCTTCTGTAATACCAGTAGCATCACATATGGCAAATGGCAAGTCTAGATACTGTGCAATCTTACGTGCCATCATTGTTTTGCCACAGCCCGTAGGCCCCAGCAACAATACATTGGTCTTTTCTAATTCAATATCTTTATTGGGATTATTGACACGTTTAAAATGTTGGCTAACTGCTACACTTAGACTAATCTTAGCATCGTCTTGACCTATGACATACTCGTCTAAGAAATCTTTGATTAATACAGGATTTAAAAGTTTATTGATATTGGGAAAAGTTTTTACTTTTTCATCGTTAAGTATATCAATACATAGCTCAATACAATCATTACAAATTGAGGCATGGTCGCCTACAATGAGCTTTTCAACTTCTTCTTTGCTCTTGTCGCAAAAATCGCACTTATGTTTAACGTCCGATTTTGTCATGTAATGCTCTTTCTAAAAATTGTTCAACAGTAGTTATCCTGTTTTGATTGATATAGTGATAAACTGCCGAAGCATTTTCATCACTGCATCTATAACAGGTATTTTTCTTGCCTACGATATACCCGCTTAGAGCAGTAGTTGCATAGTTAAGACCGTTTAAGTCTATGTACTTATATTCACATCTAGCCATTGCATAAAAAAGCCAGCTGATGTCTATATCATGATCATAAAAATATATATTAATGTGTTCAGTAAGGTTAGCGTCGGCTAGCCATTTACTTACAGTAGTCTGGTCTTTTTCACTAAGATGTATAAAAAGGATACTGTAAGATTCATTCTCAAAAATATCAGGTGGCGTGATCAGTGTTATTCTATTATCCATTACATCCTTGCCTTAACGGCCAATAGGTATTCTTCGGGCACATCTTTTAATGCCATTCTTTTAGATTTTACGAGATCAATATATTCAGCAATTTCTGGATGAGGTGCATCATTATGAGGATCTAAATTAATAGCAGCAGCTTCTTGGTATTCCTCTTTGGTGATTGACTCAATCGTTGATGACCAAAGATCACTTTCACGTTGTTCTTCATTCTGAACGAACAGCGGCTCATCTAGATAAGTGTCGTTAATAACTGGCTCGTCAAACTTTTCAATTTGCATTACTAAAGGCTTGAGATTTTCAAAGTGTTCAAACTTCTTAGTTAGATAGGGATGTTGTTCTAAAATAGATTGTTCTTTTACAGAAGTTAACGCTTCTATAACTTCTTCAACTTCTGATTCTGTGCTAGGATATGGCACAGGTATTTCATTAAACATCCAACCTATAGGGTGTGGATTAGATTGTGTGACAGTGGGTTCCGGGGAGACTACATCAACAACCGGCCCTAGTGGGCTGTTACCCTCCTCAAATTCATACAGCGATAAATTATCTTCTGCAATCTGGTCAAAGTCATCTTCAGTCCATTCTGCAAACTTATCTTCTTTTTCACGCTCTCGGAAGTTTTGGAAACTGATTTGACTAGACAACAATAGGATAACAGCCATAGGATCGAACACTACAATCAGTGTAATGATAACCCAGGTCACTGCCTTCTCTAATATGCCTTCATTGGTCTCACCATAGACAAAGGCTGCTATGTATTTGATTGGTCCTACTTCGGCTTCTACTTTACGGACTTCCGCCGCGATTGGCGCACGCTCTTCATTAAGGCTACTAACTGTTTTCTGGTAGGCGGCGATTTCCTCTTGTAAGCGAGTACGCTCTTTCTGTTGGGACCTCCGAATAGCAACCGACTTTTCGGCACCCTTTTCGTCGTTACTGCGACCCATGACTTGATCCACAGCCTCATCGAGCTGTTTAAGCGCCTTACGGTTTGCATCTATATTGTCCTTTGCTGTTTTAATTTTTTCATCATACACACTGATTTTAGCCTGTACATCACCACTGACTAGGCTTTGGTCACTGTGTGCTTTGCTCAAGAAGCCAAAGATACCCATACTGGTAACCATCATAAGAACTATGATAGCGGCAAATAGATAGCCACGCATGGTCCATGGAGCAATACTCCAATTTTGTTTGAGCCATAGTGTAGCAGTGACTTTACCTAGGCCGAGTGCAATACCCATGATGATCACAGGGATAACTGCGGCAGAGAAAATGGCGGTAAGGCCGAGAATACTGTAGTACTCTGCGACCAATGATAGGAACAGTCCGCTGAACAGTGCTAGGTATGCAAGGAACTTTTCATTTAATGTTGGTTTCATAAGAATATTTATCGGCGCATCTTAGATAGATCTTCTGCGTCTTGTTGTCGAAAAATTGGTATGGCATTACTCTTGTGTAATTGGCCAATCCCCAACATTTCCTCACCCGTATACATTTGTACAGGTTTAAGAGAAGCAACACCTGTTCCATCGCCTCGGCTGGGCATACGAGTAGTCTCACGGCCTGACAATGTATAGACCAACGGTTCAGCTGACATGGCTCGCTTGCGTTTCTTGTCTTCGGCTTCTACAACCCATTTCTTCTGTAGCTGTTTCCACGACTCATCGAGTTCGCGGGCCTTCTTTGCCTCTTCAGCATTACGAAACTTGATCTTGCCACGTTTCTTACCAACAGTACTAAGCCAAGGTCCTTCGAGATGCATTGTCATATTAAACAGTTTCTAGTTGAGGAAAGTCAATAGGGTTAGTTGTATTAGATGAATGTGGCTCAAATGTCAACTGAATCTTGCGTGGCAAACCTGTCCAGCGTTGGATCACACCATTTGGTGCAATCTTAATACTTCCAGCTACTACCCAAATCTTTGCACCATTAGCATCAATGCCAGCTAACTTTCGTACTACACCATTGATTAAACCACTTGCAGTATCCTTGCCGCGATTCCAATGATAGGTGGTGCCTTTGTTGGTCCAAATCTGCTCATCACCACTATCGGCTAGGCAATGTTGTTTAACTTTGATCAATGTGTTTTCAGCGTTCATAGAATCTCCTAATGTGTATGTCTATATTAATATTATACGGTAAATCCAGTATCAGTGCAACCGGAATTTTTACCAAAAGAAAACCCGCCGAAGCGGGTTTAATTAGTTTTCTAAAATATTAGAAATTAACCGATAGACCTAAGCCCAATGCGTTTTCACGGATGTCTTGATAGCTCTTGCTTGCGTTCAAGTTAATTGAAACGTTCTTAGCAACAGGAATGCTGTAAGTAGCAAATGCAACTGTTTGTTTAGTACGGGTGCCTTCATCACTGCCTACACGAGTCTTAACACCAGCTAGTGCAAAGCCAGGGCCGACTGGCAAGCCAGCAGTAGCGCCAACAAGTCCGTATGTGTAAGGAGAACCCTTGACACCGTTGAAGCCATTGTCATGTCCAATGCCAACGAATGGAGTAACACCAGCAAATGCAACTTTGTTGTTAGCGGCAGTTACTTCTGTGCTGTTTACCAAACCACCAGTTTTGAAGTTAGCAGTGCGAGACTGTAAACCCAATTGATAGTCACCGAAGCTCTTACCTGCACGAACATATTGTGCTGTGCTGTCTTTTCCGCCCTTAAGACCTGTGACTGCATCAACATCAACAGATACGTAATCAGCGGCAGAAGCTAGGCCAGCTGCTAGAGCGATGGCTGTTGCGATTGCGATTTTCTTCATATATGAAATTTCCTTTAAAGAATGATCTTAAATGATCATAAGCTATTATTTACTCTTTTAATGAGTGTGTCAAGAAAAATGGCTATAAAATATAGCCATTTTTTGCTATTTTTGATTACAAGGTATAACTACCTCGTGGAGATCACGCTGCTAGGCGGTCTTCTCCAAAGTATGCATCGTTTGCATTTAGGTTTTTTGCTTCTTCGACCGGAAAATCCTACTGTCAAGACTAGCTTGCTTCAGATCATGCCTCCAATCCTAACGGCTTCTACATTGCCGGACAGTCCATTTCATTACTCTTGACCCAATCGATCCTGTGTCATCCCCACCTAAATATACATTATACACTTAGGTGGAGATGCCGGGCACTGCCCCCGGGTCTTGAATCCGTTTCAATCTACTTCATACCATCATACATCATCATGGGGTTTCAAAAAATCGTCACCCTTAGAATCTTCCTCAAACTTTGTCCAATCGTATGTAGCAACTGCTCGTGCCCACATTACGATTAAACCAAATACTATTACTAATAATAATAAATTAACCATCTTACTTACACTCTACGTAGGTAGTTTGTACATACTGTCCGTACTGGTTCCTAACCCAACCATGTTGCTCAAACGGCATAGTACCTTGTGGGCATTGGATAACCTGGCCAGCCTGTGGAATCTGCGGTTGCTGTACAATAATAGGTGGTTGCTGTACAATCACTGGATCCGGTCTAGTTGCAGCATACACTACAGCACCGCCGATAATAGCAGGTGCTACCCAGCCCCAGCCACCACCTCCATAATAGCCACCACGATAACCACCGTATCCATGATGATGCCATTGTGCCATTGCGGGCAAGGTGACCAATGTTAATACTAAAACTGCTAGAACTCGTTTCATAATTGTCTCCAAAAAATGACGGAATCCCTGGGGCTTGTGGAGTCTCCGCCTAACTTACAAGGTCTCTCACCTTGGCAACTTGCTACGCAGGTTTACCCCCACGGGACATATATTATTTAACTTACCCGAGTGTAGTTAAGGACATTACCTGCACCGTATTGGGCTTCGGCAATCATTTTGGCTCGAAGGTCGTCATCTGCTTGCAAACGCACGTGGGCAGTTTGATATTGGTTAAGACGAATCCAAATTTCATATGTATACATTTTAAACTTTCTGAACTGGTTGAATGTTTTGAGCCTGTTTACCGTTTTTACCTTCTACTACTTCAAATTGGACCAACTGGTCCGGTTTTAAAGTTTTATAGCCTTCCATTTGGATTTGGCTAAAATGGGCAAAGATATCCTCTCCACCTGCATCTGATACAATAAATCCAAAACCTTTAGAATTATTGAACCATTTTACTTTTCCCTGTTGCATTACTGCTTCCTCTTGTTATTATTATACTATGATTTTACCAGCGTGTCAACCATTATGACTTAGTTGGACGCCAGCAACTTACCCAATTTGCATTGCTTGCAGGTGTTCCGCCTGGATAAGATTTGGTTATATCCCCATCGTCTGGATTGTTCTTGCCACCGCTCGGAGTTTGGTTTCCACCAACAAAAGTATACTTTCCATCTTGTGCAGTATATACAAAGTTAACATGTCGATAGCTCCAAAATGCAATGTCGCCGGGCTTTGCTTGATCTTTTGGAACTTGCACAGCACCCCACTTTTCTGGGTTAGTAGTAATAGCGGCTGCACTAGCAGTTTGGAAATATCTATAGCCCGAGCTTTTTAGTGCATAATTTACAAATCCCATGCACCAAGCTGTTTGGTCAGTATTCCAAGGACTATTATTCTTATATCCCAAGTTCTGCCAAATTCCAGTAATGGTGGGGTTGCTAGGTTTACCACCCTGTCCTGTCTCACGCCACTTACCTTGGGCAGCTTCGTTTAGGCATTGTGTTAGAAATGCTGATATATCACTGAAGCTGGCATCAGTGGCAATCGTAGATGTTGCTGTGGAAGCCACTGCTCCATCATCAACTGTTCCTGCATAGTTGCCTTTGACACCATCAGCAGCTGCCGCAGCTTGATAATATTGATTAGGTTGTCCATTCTGTGCAGCAACGTAGGTATTGACCTGAGCCGCTGCTGCTTCTTCAACTGCTGGATCTAAACTAACTGATACACTGACGCTGATGCTGCCAAATGATCCGCTAGCGCCAGGAGCTCCGTAGGTCACTACCGGTACGTTATTTACAAAGACATTAGAACTTTGATAAACGTCTGATAGTTTATTATTTCCCGGAATATATCCTGCCATACTTTTCTCCTAGTACTGTATTTAACGAAGGGCAATACCAGTAGTACCTTCAATATACTGTGTAGCAGCTTCGCCTTTGCTTTCTACAACAAAAAATGTGTTGGCTTTACTAATAGTAATAGAACCATCTTTGCCCAGAAAAACCCAAGGAATCATTCCAAGGCCTTGACCATTCATAGTCAATGCTAGTGGACGACTAATTGTAATAGTCTCAGTATCTTCCTTTTCAAATCTAGCAATAATTTCATCACCATTGATTAGTTTGATGCTTACTACATCTCCTACGGAGAAATTCTTACTTACGTTTATTAACATTTTATTCCTTTAAATTTTTTAGACGACTGTCTAGTATATGTGCGGCAACGAACTCGCCCCATTTTTCCCCGTGCTGTTCTGTAATATGAAAATCATATATATCGGGTTTAACAAACATAACGTTTGTATCAGAATATCTACCTTCCTGTATAGTATCAACCCATACAGTCCAATCAGCATCAAAGTTTTTTCGCATCTCTACTAGAGGTGCAACAAAATCACAAATGACATAATCCATGTCTGTCATTGCATCTGCTAGATCTCGCATACGCAGACTTTGACGAATACGGCCATCGATGCTAAAATCCCAATCATTAAATTTTTCTCGAACATCATCAGCATTTAACCAACCTACACGTTTTTTATCTGCCTGTAGGTGGTCTAAAATATGCTGTGCTAGATAAGTTTTACCTGCACCAGGTAAACCCATAATTAAGATTCTTTTTGGTCTTTCGACGGCAACTCGCATAGTGACTCTAACATTTTATAATGGTTATAGGCTTTCTTCAGTGCCTCAAAGTGTTCTAACTTTGCAGGATCTGGTACTAGGATAGCAAGGCGACCCTGTATATCTTCAAGTGTCTTAGCAATACTAACACCTTTGATTTTAACATCACCCTCAAAATCTGCATCGCCCTTAACACTCAATGATGAAGGATTAGATGATGATGTTACGCTAGGAGCAGTAGACCAAGTGGTCCCATTCATTCCATTATATAGATATGATCCTCCACTACCTATAGTGGATATTTTAAAGGAGCTTGAGCTCCATAACGACGAATCAAGGGTAATAGTATCGTTTAATACATCGCCAGTCTCCTGTGCAATAATGCCCGTGTTATCTGACTCGTCTTTCCATTTAAAGTCTTCCGATTTAATATTGGCCAGAGCTTCTTTAATTTCGTCAAACCCATTAGCCATTTAGGTATGCCTTCAATTCAGTAAAGCCCCCAATTACTAGATCGTCGATAACGATCTGCGGCACTGACCGAGCAGACGGAATCTCTTCTAACAATTCTTCTCGAGTATATCCGTCACCAATTTTACGTTCTTCAAATTTAATATCACGCTGACCTAACAATGTTTTAGCTTGATCACAGTGGGGACAATTGTATTTGCTCCATACAATAACTTTCATTTTTATTTTCCTTTATAGATCTGGTAGATCATCGTATGTTACTGAATCAGACATGACACCGATAACATAATTTGTAGATTCTGTTTCCTGCAGGGCACTTTGTTTTTTGCCGATATTAACGTGCTTGTTAAACCAAGGGATGGGACTAGACTTAGGATGCTCGCCTTGATACTTAATACCAATTTCTTTGAGACGAGTAAATGCAGTATAGTCAACAAAGTCACTCAAGATGGCAGCATTAAGTCCAATGACTGGTCCTAGTTTAAATAGGTACTCGGCCCAAGATTTTTCTTCAGCAATTACATCCATATACATTTGATATACTTCAGCTTCACATTCTTCTTTAGCTTTGATAAATCTTTCGTCATCTTTAGTCACATTGTTAATCAACCAGGCAGTCCACTCTGCGTGTAGTATTTCATCCTGTAGGATCAGGCTGATGATATTGCCGTTACCGATATAAATCTTATTCTCAACCATGGCTAATGAGGTAGCAAATGAAACCATAAAACGGAAAGCTTCTAGGGCATAACTAGCGTTAAGTGCCATCCAGATTGCCTTGATGTGATGACTTTCGGCAACATCGGTTCCTGTTTCTTTGAAACAGTTTAATTGATGTAGGCTTTCATAGTAGCGACCAATGTTAGCAGCCATACTAACAATCTCGCTCGTATCGTGAATCTTGTTAAACTCTTCTTTAGGCACACCATAGACATTACGGATAATGTGGCTGTAACTTTTACTGTGAATATTTGTCTCAAAGAAACTCCAATTGCTCACCAGTGCTTCTAGTTCAGGGATGCTGATAACAGGGCTGAACACTTGATTAGGGGCACGACCTTGGATACTGTCTAGAGCAGTTTGACGCAGTAGGTTGCTGGTAAAGATATGCTTGATTGCATCGCTAGCATCCTTGTGATCCATTTTGTCTTTGGTAAGACTGATCTCTTCAGGAACCCAGAAGAAGCCACGAGCAGTTTCTTCATATTTGGCGATTCGAGGATATTTGACTTCTTCAAAGCGTTGTACTGTGACTGGACCTGCTGGATCCAAAAACATTGTACGCTTTAGATAATTTGTTTGTTTTGATAAGTTGTATTGTTCTTTTGACATTAATATTTTCCTGACGCAAGCACTACCTTGCAAATATGCTCGAGACGCTCAATATGTTCATACGCACGCCACGGACTTGTATCGATAGCAACTACTCCGTGACCTTTGATACCTACAATATCGTAGGCAATATTGCCGCGGTCATCTAACTGTAACTTTTCATGACAGCGATCAGCAAGCTCTTGACTGATCGGAGGAACATCACCCACATTAGGTGCCACTCGAGTGTAACGATTCAATTCTGGGAACGCATCGCTGATGGTACTCAAATCAATACCGGCATGCATAGCAGCAATACAGTATGTCGGATGCACATGCACAACTACACGAACATCGCCACTATGTTGCCCCATTTCTCGTTGTAGTCCAAAGTGTAAAGGAATCTCTCCGCTAGGTTCCAAGTTAGAACTGATGTTGGTATAAAACTCTTCTTCCCACGACTTTGTTAAAAATGGAGGGGAAGGATTAATATGATTGACTAATTTAATCTTCTTGAACTGATCAGGTTGTAGTGTTTGTTTACGAACACCACTAGGTGTAATGTAAAAGTGATCACGGTCGTGGTGACGAATGCTTACATTGCCATCACGGCTTGTAATCCAATTACGCTTGTATGCGTCTTCTAATACTTCACAAATTGTTTCTAACATTTTTATACTCTAAAACTTTCACCACATCCACAACGGTCACGCTCGTTGGGATTTTTAAATTCAAATCCTTCGTTCAATCCATTTCTTACATAGTCTACTTCAACACCATTAACATATGGGGATGATCTACCATCCACCCAAACTTTAACTCCGTAGCTTTCATAAACAAATTGATCACGTGTAACAGGAACACTATCTACATATTCTAACACATAGGCAAGGCCAGAGCAACCGGTAGTTTTAACGCCTACTCTTATGCCCAATCCCTTGCCGCGTTTTTCAATAACCTGTGCTACTTTTTTAGCAGCACGTTCTGTCATTGAGATCACAACTTGCAGGCCTCGCAAGAATCTTCATCTTCATAGATTGCTATCGGAGTAGCAGATATTAACGGAGACGTATTGGTTCCAGTACCCGGTGCCTTTGCGCCGAGTTTATTCACAAGGCTATAATAAATGGTCTTCAAACCCCACTTATAGGCCAACATTAAATTCTTGGCAATCAGTGTACCTGGAACTTTACGATCCTGTTGCGTATCATTACTGGTAAAGTGTGCAGGATTATAGAATGTGTTAGTGGATAACGACTGATCAATGTAGACAGCTAGTACTGCCGCAGTCTTCAAATACTCAACACAGTCCTTTTGATCCCACATCAATTGATAACGATTCTTTAGACGTTTGTACTCTGGTACTACCTGTACAAATGATCCAGCTTTGGATTCCTTAACACTGATCAATTCCATAGGCATTTCAATTCCATTGGTACTATTTAAAACAACTGAGCTAGATTCTACGGGAGCAACTGCCATCAATGTAGCATTACGGATACCATATTTTTTCATGCGTTCACGCAATGGTTCCCAATCCATACTAGGGGTGAAGTCTGTTAGTTCATTTACACCAGGTGCTCTACGCTCCCAAGGGAATACTCCCTTACCGTAGTAAGTGTATTCGCTACGTCCGCATGGCCCTCTATCTTGGGCAAGCTCGACACTGGCTTCGGTAAGGTAGTAGGCTTGATGTTCCATCCAACGCTTGACTTCGGCTAGTGCTTCGGGTGTACCGTATTTAAAACTTTTACGAGCATGCCAATAGGCTAGATTAGTAATGCCAACGCCGAGAGGTTCAAAATCTGTATTGGCCATTTTACTTTGGATACTCAAGAAGTCTTGATAGTTCAACAAGTTACTCAGGCTACGTACTAGTACACGACAGGCTTTTCTCATCTCCTGTGGGTTGCGGAAGGCTCCCCAGTTGATTGACCCAAGAGTGCAAAGAGCAATTCGTCCCTCTGGATCTTCAATTCTCTGGAAAGGGCGGGTGGGTAAAAGTATTTCTTGGCATAAGTTTGATTGATAAATCGGGTCAAGCTGTGTATCAAACGGCCCCTGGTTGATAACGTTGTCGATGTTGACAAGATAAATGCGCCCAGTATCAGTACGTTCTTTAAGGATGCCAGCTTTGAATATCGCATCTGCCGATACAACTTTCTTTTTAATTTTCTTGTCCTGCTCATATTGTAGGTACAACCTTTCAAATTCTTTACTGTCTCTATAGTAGGCTTCGTACAGGTCCGGAACTTCGTGTGGATCAAATAAGCTCATCATTTCGCCATTCTTATAGCGATTCCAAAACATCTTGTTGACCACTACGCTATAGTCCATTTGGCGGACACGAGTTTCTTCAGTACCCTGGTTATTCTTTAGGACAATAAGGTCTTCAAACTGTGCATGCCAAATAGGGAATGTCACGGTGCAACTAGCGTTGCGTATACCACCTTGACTGCATGATCTCAAATCTGCGAACCATTTCTTCAAGAATGGTATCATACCCGTATGTTTGATCTCACCATTGCGAATTGGGGCGCCTAACGGTCTGATTCTGCCTATTTCTAGGCCAATTCCAGCTCGCTTTGACGCATATTTGGCCATCATTTCGCCGCTAGCGAAGATAGAATCTAAAGTGTCATCACTGCTGATCAATACACACGAACTAAACTGCTTTGTTGTAGTGCCTAGGCCAGCTAACACAGGAGTTGCCAGGGTGAAGTGTCCATCACTAGCACACTCATAATATTCTTTTACCAGTTTTAATCTTGTTTCTTTTGGTTCATTATGGAAAGCTGTTGCGGCTGCAATGGCGTAACGCACTTGCGGGGTTTCATATACCTGTCCTGTAGCACGATTCTGTACAAGATATTTTTCAGTTAGCTGTGCAATAGCAGCATAGGTATAGGTTTCATCTTTGTCATGATCAATAAACAGATCAATAATGTTCCACTCATCTTCTGTGTACCAGTCTAACAGTTCGCTAGTGTACATACCCGCTTCTGTATTCTTTTTTACAATACTATAGAGTTTAGGTGGATCGTATTCTCCATAGACTTCCTTACGTAGCATACTGACACGTTGGCGACCTGCTACGTATTGATAATTAACATTATTGATTTCCGGGTTTTCAGATTCATCTATCAAATTGACCATAGCGTTGAGCAGTAGCTCATCTATAGTTTCTGTGCTCATCCCATCATGCAGCTCTAACTGAGCTTTAATTTCTATCATGCTAGGGCTAACACCATCTATGCCTTTGCAAGCATGTGCTACCTGTCTCTGTATTTTTGCGATATCTAACGAGACTCGATGCCCATTACGCTTGACCACTGTGATCATTAAGTACCCTCTTTTATTGTTCTAGGAAGATATTTACCTTGGGGTGGTAACTTCAACCAAATTTTCTAGTCTAAATGATCCAATTAATTCTGGACTCGGAATAGGACCATTATCACTGTAGTTTATAATCCATTCGTCATCGACGTATATTAGATTATACTGCCTTGTCCTGTTGTTGTCTACTAATGTGCGTAGTTCAATCCTACTATCTTGAAACTTTTTCGTCAATTTCAAAGTCCAACCTATCATTAGAGCTTTGGTAAAATCATCATAGGTATTCTCTGCTATGATTTCCCAAGGACTCGGCCAGCTTTGCTGGTAATACGGATCTACATTTCTATTATGTGGCGTGAAAGGGGCCCGGTGCCAAAATTCCCATACTTCTTGTAATGGGTCTTCGGCCTCGTCTAACTTCTTTCTATGATTTGCCCACTCTGTTAATCTACTATCTACAGGCTGGTTAAACATTGATTTCCTTACAACATTAATTTGGTTTGAAGTTCCACTTGAACATCGGTGACAGATGGGTTAATACCCTTTAGTTCAAAATAATTGTAGGCTGGTTCAACAGTGATTCCCCAGTATAGTCCGCCATCCGATCCGGATGCATTATATTCGTCAACTAATCTAACATCAGACGGTGTTGTTCCTGGTCTAATATAGACATGTAGTTCTCCAGATTTTTGAATAACACCTCCGCTACAAATATATTTGATATTTAGATACTGTGAAGCTCCAGTAATAGGTAGACGCATAATTGTAGATGTTGTACTTGCGCTTAATGTAGAGGTATTGACGGAATTTAAATCAATGGTAGCTCTACCTTCAATTAACGGAAAGTATGTATAGTTTCCGCCAAAATGTTGATCTTGCCAACGCTGTCTATCAAAATAATCATTAACGCTGGCATTACCATTAGTTTCAAATTTAATTACGCTGGTACCGGTATTAGCGGTTTCATTATATCCGTAATTGCCTACTCTAACATAAGAGTTGTTTTCACTGACATGGTTAGTGGCTTCTCTTGTGGTATTCTTACCTACATAGAATCCTTGATTTTCAATTTCTTCAAATTTATTATTAATCAGTCTTGCATATTTGGGACCTGTGTTGGCCAGTAAGTTGGTAGCTGCACTAAATGCCACACCGTACTTGGAATATTTAAAACTGTTATTTTGAATAACAATGTGATTGGTGTCATAATCGGATTTAATATCATAGTATAAGCCTGTGAATTCACAATCGTCAATAGTAATATTTTCTGATGTAATTTCGCTGTAGCCTCTAATGTCAATACCGGTGTATCCAGCATTAGCCTGTGTGTTTACAGAATGGTGACCTTGGAATTTAACCTGTCTAATAGTAGCATTGTCAACACAGTCTAAACTTAGTAAACTTAAATGGGGAGTTAGGTCAGTGGACTGACTGTATCTAATGGTCATCCCTTCGATATGAATATTGGAAGGCTGGCCGGGCCCAGTAATACTAGTAGGACTGCTGCTGGTGCCAGGATCAAACTTTCCTAGAGTAGGATCAGTTCTTCTATTATTGTAATCCACTGTTTGGAATACTCCAGAACCTGTAGTGATGTTTTCAATAATAGTTTTGTCAATACCTTCACCTACAATAACTGTACCTTTGGGAATAAAAATAGTTCCACCTACTCTATAGATACCTGCAGGGAATAATAATTTTTTATTATATTTTAAAGAACCATCGGTATCATATGTTGTACCATTGTACACGTCGAAGTCTAAAAATAAGTGATCAACTGCTGTTTGTATAGCGGTTGTGCAATCTATTGCATCTGTTGCGGTAGATGTAACTACACCAAAATCGGCAACACTAACATGATCATCTAGCTTGTTTTGTAAGGTTCTCGAAACCTTATCATTACCGGTAGGAAATGATCCCGAATATGTTGACGAGGTAATAGTTCTAGTGTCATCTATGTTCCATACATATCGGGTGCCAGTGTTAACACCACCTTCACTAATAAAACTATTAAAAAGACGGGCATCGTTTTCTGTTAGAATTCTTATGTTTGCATCACGAGCTCCGCCATCTTCTCTCTTTAAACCAATATATAGATTTTCAGTATCTTCAGCCCACCCAAATTCGCCGCCAGCAAGTTGTGGCATTCCCGTTTGTTGTTCTTGTCCTCTTCGGACTTGTATTTTTGCAATTTCCAAAATTGGCATATAAATATCCCCGTTATGGGATATTTATGCTGTTAAGAGAGGTTTCAATCCACGCATACCTAGTGTGTAATATTCTTCTACTTTGGATAACCACATATCTTGATACTTGTTAAAGTTTTCAGGTAATAGGTCAAACTGTTGATATTGGAAGTCCCTGCTACACATAAAGATAACTCCCCGCTTCATGTCCGTGCCATACACTTCATTATGTGCTAAGATATAGGCCATTAGTTGTAGGTAGTAATCTTCAACCCATTCTGCTTTTTTAGGCTTGTTAGTTTGCTTGTGGTCGGCAATACACGGCTGTCCTTCAAATACACCAACAAGATCAGTGGTACCGCTATACAGTCCCGGAAAGTATAAGCTCTGTTCCATGGCCCATACTTCGTCCATTTTGTTTAGACCATTTTCAATAATAATGTCAGCCATTTTATTAGCCTGCACATGTACTGGATTATTGCCTGGCTGTCGTTGCTCACCAATTAGGAAACGCTCTAAATTGGCATGCATAGCAGTACCTACGCCAGCAGCTTCTGTGGTAATTTGTTGTGCCTTCTCTACACCAATACGTTTTTTCCATTCGTTTAAATGAGTCATGTCCTTGGTAGCACTAAGGATGGTAGTCACACTAGGAAGGCTTTCTCCGTCCGGAGTTTGATAAACTCGTTTTCTAGTAACAGGATCATTAACCTGTATACAATTTTTATATTGGAATCGTTCAACGAACGGAGGTGGAGTATAAGTTGTCATAAACTTAATTATAGCAACCTATTATCTAAATGTCAAATATCTGGAGTTAATTTCTTGGCATTGCGTGATGCCATTGCATTTAGTTCTGGACTGCCTTTAGGTTCGGCAGGTTGTTGATTTGGATTTTGTTCATGCGTTTTCAAAGTAATATTACCTTGATCGTCAATGTCCTGTATAACATCACCAGCTGGATCAACTTCATTTTTAAGTGCAATCAATCCGTCGGGGGTGTTAATACCTAATCCATACGGTTGTAATAATTTCATTACAACTGGAAAAGGCAGGGTAGAGCTTTGATGTTCTCTATTGGCCTGCCCTTGGAGAACTGCTAGAACATCTCTAGCAGATCCTAAATCAACTTCGAATAATCTCATTTAGCCAGTTTAGCTAGGATAGAGTGGCTTTCGGCCAGTTTGCGAGCAAACCTGCTTTCACGCATTTCACGACCAGTAGTTCCCATGCCTGCGGCAGCATCACTAGCACCGAACTCATCACCTGCTGGCGCTGGATTCATTGCATCGGGTGCTGTTGCATCCATACCTGGTTCCATTCCGCCGGCCATTGGGTTCATGCCCATGCCTACATCCGGAGTAGCTTCGCCTGCTAGAGCAGCAACAGCACCACTTACGGCTTCACGTTGTTGTGTTAGTGTTTCTAGTGTGGCGCTTAGTGCTGGGCCAACTGCTTGCTTAAATGCCTCAGCTTCAGCAGCTCCGAAGTCCGCTTTGATAGCATCAGCTAATTCGATCATTGTCTTTGTTTGGTACTGACCGACACGTTGCATCCAGCTGGTAAAGTCATTGACCATATCGCCTGCACTGGTAATAGCTTTGGCTTTACCTTCTTCGTCTTCATTTAGAAGATAACCAAGACTTTCGTTAACAAAACGTACATTGTGTTTGAATCTAGCATTAGCTTCTTGTAGTTTACCTTGCTTAGCCAACTTATTACGTACAGCACCTGCTACACGTTCACCAGCCGCTTTGCTACCATATTGCTTACCTGCAGACTTGGCAATCTTGGCAAAGTTCTTACCTGGCTTGCCTTCATCTTTGCCTTCATAAGCAACAGATTCTTTCTTAGTTTTCTTATCGCTGTCGGGAGTCTTAGGAGCATCTTGGCCGCCATAGTTCTTACCAGCTGTGTGCTTTAGGCCTGTAGCAGTTTTAGTGACCTCTCCACCAGTGCTAGACTTTTGTTTGTCGCCAACTTTCATACTGGCTGTTCCTTTTTCGGCGTGTGCTTTCTTAGCATCAGCAACAGTTGGGAAACCTTCATTAAACTGCACATCATCACCTGCTGAGAATTGTATACCAGCCAATCTCTTTGGCAACTTGCCCCTAGCAATAATAAAATCTAACTCTCGGTCAGTTGGTCCGGCTTGTTCCAAGTCGTTGGCTAGATCTTGCATTGCATCATTGTCCCACATGTCATCACCATATAATGCCGCGATAGCATTTAAAACTTTATCATAGTCAACAGTTGGGAAACCTTCTGGTAGATTTGGTGTTGGATGATCGCCGTGTGTTCCTTTAATTCTATTTTTTACTACGGCAATAGCATTTTTTGTTAGCAATCCTTTTTTAGCACGGTCGCCCACTCGAGCCTTTTGACCTACTTGGTAATCTCCGTAATAGTAGTGCAGTTTGTCTGTATCTTTGCTTCTATTAAAGGTAGAACGTTTTTCGCCTGGATCGTTTTCTGGTCTGCTGTCACGATAATAATCATGACGATCACCTTCACCGTCATCTGGTTCTTGTGTGTACAATTTTCCCTTGTGTTCAGCATCGCGCCACTTTGCGGCTTCTTTAATTTTCTTGTCAGCAACTGCTTTCTTCATTGGCTCTTTCTTGTTGCCGTCTTTGTCCATGTCTAAGAAGTCTGGCTTTGCACCTTCTTTAACTTTGGCAAATGGATTAACACCTTTCTTAGGAGCTGCTTTCTTGTCAGCGACAGCTTTCTTCATAGGCTCTTTCTTATCGCCATCTTTGTCCATGTCTAAAAAGTCTGGCTTTGCACCTTTGGCTTTTGCGGAATGTTTGATGTCGCGCACGCCTTTTTTGGCTTCACTTAGTTGTGTCATTTTGTCACGTAATTGTTGCATTTGTTCGCCTAGCATTTCTTTAATCCTTGTGTTTAGCAAGGCCAACATTGCCTTGTCTTTTTGATACGTCTCGTTAGTTAACAGGTCATTAATACCTGCCTTACCTTCTTGTTGGAAAACACGAGTGCGAAGTTTATTTCTCATATCTTCTAATTGCTCTCTAGAATACTTATCAAAGTTGACATTTACGCCAAACATTTTACTCATACCCTCTTTGAGCTTTGCACTTGTTGCCTTAGTTCTGAAATCGCTTGTCTTCATATTTGTTCCAAAAGAATGATTAAATTTATTTATCTAAAACGCATTAGTTTCTCAAAGCCATGAACGATGGTCTTCTTGTGCTGTTCTTTCTTATATTTGGCTATGTTGCGTTTTGTAAACATAACATCCGCTCTGTCTAAGTTGTTTAATTTTAAACTTTTTTCAGCCAGTTGGGTATGAAGTTCTTCTTCGAATAGTGCGTGTCCATAGCTCGTATCAGCTGCTGATAGATTATCATCTGCCCATTTGCCAAGGGCTAGACGGTTTGCCTGTATTGCAGCGGTCTGTGGTAAGTTGATATTATCAACTACTACATCATTTCTATAGTTTAACACCTTATAAAATCCTTTAGATTTTTTAATTGTAAAGTGTCCTACTCTTATTGCACCATCTTCAGTTTTTGTTGGTATAGCAATACCTTGGCTTTTTAATTGTTCCTTAACATTTAGGCCAATTTGTTTTACTTTTTGATAGATATCATCGGGGATTTGTTTCATTTATTTTTTAATCAGAATGCGACTATCTTTACTTATTGAGTAAATGCCTTTCCTGACAAGGTTCTGAGCGAGCCACTGATCGTGTTTGCTCAAATTTTCAATAGTAACGTTGGTCTTATGAGATTCTACAAATGCCTGTTCTTGATTAGTAAGAATAACACCCATGCCAGATAATAGATGTGCAATTTTCATATTAGACTCCCGGAGTAGGCTGTGGCGGTGTACCGGAAGTGGGCTGAGGAGTAGTTTGTCCAACTGGCTTATTTGCTGACATTGTTTTCATCAGTCCAGCAATCTGTGTAGTTAGGCCAGGTTTGGCAACCACTGCTTTGGTAAATGCACCTAAAGTTTTTTCCTGATCTGGATTTAATTGTTGTTTTTGTTGTATTGCTGTGTAGGCGCTGAGAAAATCATCTACACTATTAACATTAATTTGATTCTGTTTGAGAAGGTTTCCCAATTGAGTGCTGTTAGCATCCTGAGGTTGTTTTTGTTGTTGTGTTGCACCAGGTGCAGGTGTTTGCGATACAGAACCAACTGGTTGATTCGTAGGCATTGTAGATGACCCAGTAGTCCCTATTGCCTGTTGTTCACGAATCAATTCAAATATTCTCATATCATTTTCCGAGGAACTTTAAAATAGTGTCTAGATGCCCAGTAACCCATCCTGCAACTGCAATGCCACCCATGCCAATGTATATCCACTTATCTTTAAAATTTTCTAGTTCCTTCATTTTCTTACCCAATTCGGCATGTTGTGTACAGCTCGCATCATACATGTTTTTTAATTGGAATTTGATATCTTCGTGATTTGTTCTCACATCAATTTTAATGTCGTCAATCTTCTCGTTTAGACCGTCAACCTTAGTTTCGAGTATACCAACTCGTTCTTGTAATACTGCCATCATAGGCTCCTTTTTAGTAAAAATTAACTACCACTACGCTAAATTAAAATGCGCCTTTGAGTGCCTTGATGATTGTGTTTTTAGTTGACGGATTCTGCAATTCAAAGATTGCTTGTTCTATATTTATAGTTTCTTTTAATTTTTGGATAACTGGAACGCCGTTGACATCCTCTAGCAAAGCATAGACATCGTTGCCATTTTCACTGTATACTCCAGTACGGTCAGGACTAAAACGGAATGTCCATACTGCATGTTTGCCTTTGTATTTGGTACCAAAGCCCATGTCCTTGATATCCTTAACTTCCATCACTGGACCGGTATCATAACTGATAATCGATCTAATTTCTACACATTGTTTTAATGTGACAAAATTTCTATATTGATCGTGCTCGAGTTGAGTACCTTGATTTAATCTCACTACCTTTGTATCAGTAATGTCTATTAGAGTTTGAATTTCGATGATCTGCATAATATACCTATATAATATATTTATGCCGTAAAAAAAGGTACTTAAAAAGTACCTTCTTTGTTTCTAACTTTTTAGATTAGAATGCGTTACCACGAACACCAGCAGCTACAGTAGTAGAAGCGTTAGCAACACCTTGTAGGCTACCAGTAGTTGTACCAGCTGCCTGGATCAATGACTGGCAGTACTGGACAAAAGTCTGGCTGTTTGTGCCGTCATACATTTCAGTACCAAAAGCACCACCTAGAGCTGCAACAGCCAATGGTAGAGTTGTTGTAGAAACTGTACCGATCAACTCGATACTAGCCACTTGTGCAATTGCTTCTAGAGCTTGTGCAATTGGGCTCTTAACGCCAGCGGCAGTTGCTGTTTCTAGACCAGCTACAGATCCTGGGAATGTTAAAGTGATGAACTGTAGTGTAACGCCGTTCTTGTAAAAAGGTGCTACGACCTTTTCGTTCTTTTTAATTAAAGTTGCCATTTTAAAATCTCCTTGATTTTATTAATCGTTTTTAAGTTCCCCCTTGGAACTTGTATGTTTTTATTTATCAGATTTGAAAAAAATTTATTCGAATGGACTTTAATCTTCGTCTTTTAGATCGCCTTCTATTATCTTAAGACCTTTGGCAATTTCTTTATTATCGCGTAGTTTGCGTATACCACGAGTAAATTTGCTAGGATCGCCTGCTTTTATACTATTGATAAAGCGTCTTTCTAGCTCGTATGCCTGTTCTGGTGGAAAATTTTCTTTGATCAGTGTTAGCAAATTGATAGCACTGTCAATAACATGAGTGGCTCTAGACTCAACTACTGCTTCACTGTGTTTTTGTAGTGAAATAGAGTTAAGTTCTTCTAACAGGCTTCGGGTGGCTCGTTTCAAAGTATTATTCCTTTTGGTATTTAGCTTTAGTATAGCATAGAAGTTTGGTAAAGTAAATTCTTGCAAATTGCTGCATTGCCATATATACTAGTATAAATACTTACGTAGAAACGCTAGGTATCTACACTTAACACACAGGAGAAAATATGTTAAATGAATTAGCCGCTTACTTCCACAAGATGTTTAGCGAATTTGAAAAGCCAACAACCTATGGCTCAGCACTAGAATATTACATTGTCCAAAACAATCCGCAAGATGGTTGCGATGTTGATAGATTAACTCGAGAGTTTGAACAGAAAAATTTAAACCGTACACTGTCAGGGTGGCCACTATGATTAAAAAAATTCTAAACGCTATTTGGGACTTTTTGATTGATATCAGCGAATACCGTGAACGTGTATATAAGATGCAGGGTTACAAGGCCTGGTATTGATATGAGTAAAGATTGTTCTTTATTTTCTGTTGGTATTATGTTATTGCTTTTTGGTATGCTTGTATTAGCCATATAAAATGGCCCACGCTACAGTTAGACGGGTGCTAGCGCACGAATATCCCAAATATAGATCACATCTCAAAGCCCTGGATGCAGAATCTAAAACACTTAGATTTGGATCTCATATCACTGACGGTGTAATTGATCAACTATGCGATAAGTTCGAAGCGGATCCCAGCAAACACATATTGTTTGCCATAGAGAATCGTAAATTAGAATTTATTGCTATAGGACATATTGCATTAGACGGTGGGATGGAACTGGCATTTAGTGTGTTAGAGAAACATCGAGGACGTGGCTTTGGTAATCTATTGATGAAACGTTGCATACAGTATTGCCGTACACGTAATATACTTAAAGGTTGCATGGTATGTTTGAGTACCAACGCTGCCATTCGACACCTATGCAGGAAAAATGAGATTACTGTGGAGAATGATCATGGCGAAAGCCTTGCAAAAATTCAACTAGCCCCGGCCAGCATCAATACCTACATCAGCGAAACCATAGACAACAATTTGTCTGCTCTGGATTACATTACTAAGAGGGCAAATAAAAACTCACTATTTTTATCGTAAAAATTGTTTTACACAGATAGTCTGTGTATAATAAATACTTAGACAACAAAATTAATTGTTGTTTAACAGACATACACACATAAGGAGAATAATATGTCAAATACATTCAATACACCAAAATTGCCCGAGTTCAAAGTTAATCAATCTAAAAATGGATATGAACTGAGAACAGATATCTTGGGAATGGCAAAAAGCCTAGTACAAGACGACTTTCAATCCAAATTCCAAGGATGGGAAATGACTGCTACTCGTGATGAGAAGACTGGTCAAATCGTTAGTACAGTTAAGATGCCAGAGTTTCCAGGTCTTGATAAAGTGTTAGAAACAGCAGAAAAAATGTACGCATTTGTCAATGCCGGTACTAAGAAATAATTTATTAAAATAATAATATTAGGGCATAGCCCATAATAATATAGTAAACATGAAAAGCACCTCTGGGCGCTTTTCTTTTTAATCAATCTTGTTGCATATTATCCTGATGAAATCTTATAAGATTATCATTTATTAATTTTGCTCTAGTATCTGCCCACTTGGCAACATTTCTATTACTGGGAATCAGGTGTTGTATTATATTTTTATAGTCCAAATCGCATTGGAATTCCGTTGACTATTGTCACATCACTTTGTGGATCGTTATAATCATTTTGGAATACGTTAATAAATGCAGTATTAGGTTCCAGTATTTCTATTTCATGCCACTGATTTGCGGGCAAGTTAATAGGTCGAGTATCTTTAGTTATAATTTGTTCATATCTTGCAGTTCGCAGCATTGCACTACCAGAAGAACAGTAAGTTAAATGATCAAAGATATGTTCATGCTTTGGTAATCCCTCACCAGTTGTACCAGAATAAAAATTCAAAGTACATCCATTTAATGTATAAGTGTGTAATACACTAATATTTTGTATCATACGATTTCATATTGTAGTTATACTAGGTTGACTTATGGCATTTAACCAATTTTGAAATCTGGTTTCTTTTAGTGCTTCTAATTCTTCATCAGACAAACCATGATCATCCTCTAAAGTCAGCACATCAACAAATGAATGTGTTTCATTTGATTTTTCGTATTGTAAGTAAATCATATTAGAAAAGAGCAAGAAATTTACAACTATTGTTTACCACAATTGGTGGCGCATCGCCAAATATCCATCCAGTATTGCCACCATTATCAGTTGAATTAGAGGCATACCACTGATTAGCAGGTGTAGCCGAGGAGTTTGCTATAAGTAAGTTATTTGGATTAAAACGCACACCACTTGAATTATTTATTATAGCAGAACTCTGAGCGCCAACATATGCTTTGTATGAACCACCAGCGTTGTTGGTAAAACTTTTTAGATTGGTTGTACCGCCTGCAAATACTACTCCATCATATATAGTGTTAATTGTTCCAGTTATACTGAAATCAGTAATTGTTCCACCTGAACCATATATAGTGGGTGAATAAGATCCACCTCCACCAACTATAACTACTTTTGGTAATGTATTACCAACTAGATAAGTACCTGGCGCGTATTGTGCACCTTTCATATAAAGTATACTAGTACCGGCATTTAATTTACTTGCATCTGTGGGACACTTAATACTGCCGTAAATACTACTTGAACCTAAATTTACAGTTCCGCCATTGCATTCAAGATTTGTATAATTTTGAAATGTACTATGACTACCAAGGGTATAATTATTAGTATTAAATGTTCCTGAATTTACACTAAGGGAGTAATTAGCACCAATTAGTGGTGCTGTTAAATTAACAGTGCTAGTTCCTGAAATATTAATTCTGGGTATAACAGTAGGGCCTACATTAACATTAATAGGTGTGGTATTTACTAAAGTAATGTCACAACTATTTTCATAATAACTACCATTATAAGTAGCAAGGGTTACTGCGCTTGGAATATTTAAATCACCGGCAAGTAATAAACTACCTTTTAGTCTACCAGTATAAGCATTAGTTGTTAAATCTAAGCTATTTAATGGAGTTTGTACTCCATAAATTGCCGTGCAGCAACAACCATAACCAATTATAGGAGGACCAAATACTATATTTCCATTACCATTTACAACTATATCAAGTTTGGTACTATCACTAAAACCCACATAGCAATTATTTTGATAGGCTGTGTTTCCTGCAAGATACGGAGCATTTAAATATATTGTTTTATTACCTGCATATGTACCAAATAGATTAATTCCACCAGGGTCGCTAGTCGTTGCTGCACCGGTTATAGTAATATAACCGCTTGCGCCCAAATCTATATTTGATGCACTCATGTACTTTGCAACAATTGCAGTATTATTAAAAGTATTATTAGCTCCAAAAAATACACGTTTTGCAACACTCCATATATACTGTGAGTATGGGCCAAATTGATTATTACCTGTATATGTTATTGAATCTGCTAGTGGTGTATTAGTCCAGTATACAGTAACATTTGGAGCTATAAAAGAAGGACTAGTTAAACTACATGAACTATAACTAGCTGCCATAGCATAAGTAAATGAACCTGTCCAGTTTGGTGAATTTAGCGAAGGTATTGCAATAGTAGCGTAAGTTTGGCCTGTAATATTGCACTGTACAGCAGCTCCTCCACTGGGAACTTCTATTGAAAAGTTATTAGAACTGCCAAGGGGAAGAACAATATATCTTAAAGCAGTGTCAGCCGTATTACTAAGTAATACTATACCAGGATTACTAACTGAACCACCATTAAAACTGATGGAACCATTTAAAAGTGTGCCAGTACCTGTAAATACTAATTTGCCGGTAGTACCTGAAGTAATATATCTGCCTGTGTTCCCAAGCATAGAGCTACAAGTTAAATATACTCCAGTTGAGGCACCACTATTGGTAAGATCAAATACTGTATAATTAGCATTACTAGTAATAGTACTACTACAAGTAAAAGCATTTGCTAAGGATATACTACCACTGGCAGTAATTGTTATAGCTTCAGGAATTACGACCCCATTGCAAGACCATATGCGGTTAGCAGTTCCACTAGCTGTAATACCTCCTGTACGCGTCCAAGTTAATCCAGTTGAGGGTAGTTTAAGGTCTCCGTATAAGTTTAGTGTACTGGCACCAGCCAATGTCATTGTACCGCTGAGTGCAGTGGTTACCACATTATTAACAGGAGTTGTACCAACACTGCCTATATACAAACCACCAGCATAAGACGTTCCTGATATAGTAACTGTGAAATTAAAACCACTGTTACCGTCAAAAATAATTTCATCGGTGTTGGCACTTGCAGGTACTGTAGTATTACTACTATTTACTATAGTATAGCATTGATTATTTGTACTAATTGCTGCACTAGCAGCGGTTGTAGAATATCTTCCTACACCACCTGACGTTTCGCCTCCTAATAAAGGGGTTAACTGTTGGTTAATAACACCACGAGCTGTACCTGCACCATCATATAGCGCATCTCCACTAGTAATAGTTCCACTGTATACTTGTGTTACGGTAAGTGTAGCATTAGTACCACTTGGTCTTGTTGCAACAAAACTGGCTTGTCCTGTTTGTGTTGACCAACGCCCTGCAGTTGACCAATTTCCAGTACCACCTACCCAATATTTTGTTGCCATTGTTTTCCTTTATGCTTGTACACTATAAGCAACAATATCCCAGATTGCATCAGCTAAATTATACATGCATCCAATGTACATCACTTTTCCTGCAACTGTCGTACCTGGAACTATAACTCCCAGAGGCCTAAAGCCCTGTATTCCAGAAATAAAAGTTAAATTAACTGAATTAACCGAATACATACGAAACAGCAACTTTTGCCCATCGGTAGGAGTTCCAGTGTCAGCACCAATCACAATACCTCCTGCCGGTGGCGTAACAATAATGGTATCTGCTGTATCGCTGTTTACTGTGTAATTTGTAGAGCTAATTGGTCCAATAATTCTGGTATTAATACGCTTGTTAGTTAGGGTTTGAGTATCGCTAGTACCGACAATTGCTCCAGTAGGTGCTGTGTAAGTGCTAGTAATTAAAGTTATCCAATTCACAACTCCGTTTACTAGTGTTCGTTTTGATAAAACACCAGTACTAGGGTTGAGCCATTCATCACCCAGTGCTGCACCCGTGGGTGCATAAGTTGAAACTGTTTGCTGAATAGCTACTCTTGATGACATTATAATTTCCTATAATTAAGCCTGTGCTTCTGTCCAGCTCAAACGACTGTTGATTGAGTTTGACGTTTGATTAGTAATATTAGTACAGCAAATTGTAATAACATCAGGACCATCTGGATATAAGTTTGCCGGAGTATTAGGCACCGTAAAAGTGTTTCCGCCGCTCAAAATACTTGCGCCAATATCTCGAACAATTGACAAATCTTGCGTAACACTGCCGCTATTGCTGGTAAAGAATCCAAATATAGCCTCGCCGCCTGAAATAGTTTGTCCAACTGAATGATAAGCTACCTGTGCTAAACTTGATCCACCAAGTGGAGCAAATGTACCACCACTTAATCTACCATTCAAGAAAATTTCCATCTTGAATGCAGTACCGCTGGTATAAACGTCCATTTGACGCAGGGTCAATTGCATACGGTTAATAATTTCTCGAACGCCTATGAGACCAGTAATACCGTTATCCACACTAGGAGCGATTCGAATACTTAAGATAGGCTGACGAGTGTTCTGAGCTAAGTTGGCCATCGCAGTCAATGAGCCCGCGTTGAACACCAAAGATTTATCATCATCGTAACGTCCGTCCATAATAACAGAACTACCCCAATGACTGATAACACTAGCGGCCTGTGGACTGTACAGTTCTGCTTTGACCATAGCGGTTCCACCGGGGCTACCCGTTGTTACACCAGCCAAATTAAATGTTACACTTGTGCTAGTTCCGCCAGTTAGGGCACGATTAGCGATAGTTAATGAATTTGCTGTTTTTGCGCTGTATGAAATATATTCAATTGATGCATTAGTTGCACTAGAACTGGTCAATACCACTGTCCCTGTACTGGGCCACCCTGTAGTATCACCTACTGAAATACTAGCACCGGTTGTGGCCAAGTTTGATAAGTTTGCGGTTAGATATGTGTAGTATGAAAAGTGATTGACTTCATATCGAGCAACCAAGTTACCAGAACGCATATACGCTTCAGTATTTATGTTATTGTTGGGAATTCTATGGCAGTATACAACTTCGCCGCGATTATTTTTAAATCCAAATCTAATTGCACCAGCACCGTACCAAGTATAGTCCGCATAAAACATCTGCATCTTGGTCAGATCCAAATTCATTAAACTGGCGCCGGTGCCGTCCATCTTGTCAATGTTCCAAGAACTTTGCGGGTAACGGAGGTTAATAGTTTTACTTACCACAGTGTTGGTACTGTTTGAACTGCCTCTGTATTCAGGGTAAATGGTCATAGCTGCGTCACTGTTGACTTGTTGAACTAGATAACTTTTTCCGCGAATTACAACATAATCTCCCGGAACCAATTGTTGACTAAATTTGGTATTAGTTCCAACAATAGTCTGTGTTCCGCTGTTAACAGCAATATTGCCACTAATTTGAAATGTACTGGATCTTTTTACAGCATAAATTGTTTGACCGTCAAATTCAAAATAGAATCCGTTTTGATTATCAAACATACCCACACGGTTGGAAGCGCCATACCAACTGTTCGGACCCACTACCGGGTTACCCGTAGCAGTGCCTGTGTATGACACAATGTTATATGTAAATTGCAACGAATTAGGAGCAGTTTGAACCTGAACGATTCCGTTGAAATTGGATTCATTACATCCGCTCACAATCGCAAATGCACCTGGGAGCAATCCATGCGGCTGTTTGCTAGTTACTGTGGCAACGGTACCGCTACCGGTAATTGTTTCAACTTGTAACGTTGGTTTAAGAATACTGCCTGTTGAAAATTGAATACCTTTACCAGATTGATAACGGAATTGCCTACGTGTTTGACGAATAACTTGATATCCATGATAAGGAACTAAGTTGGTAAACTGTACTCCACCGTCATATGCCCTGTGTTGTATATATCCCAGCGCTCTTGGATACAAAGTAGCTGTTGCACCTGCTGAGGCAGTGATGGTACCAGTCGCTGTACATGCAAATGTAAATGTAGTATTAGTAGGTGTTGTAGCCACTATCCAACTGGAATTTAACGTGCCGGTTGCACCAGTTGTACCAACAATATAAAAAGCATCTCCTACTCGAAAACCGTGATCATTTGTGGTGGTTACTGTGCCAACTGTACCGCTCAAACTGATTGCTAGTCCAGCTGATGCTGACACAGGAATAGCAGAACCTGTGAAGAAATAGGCCATAAAAATGTATGTTTTATTTGCATCGTATAAACTTGTTGCAGGAGTATTTGTACAGGTATAGGTAAAGTTATTATTACCAGAGACTGTTTCAACAATCCACCAACCGCCAGCATTGGCATCATCCAATGTGCCCTGAACATAGATTGGAGTCCCAACAGTGATACCTGTGGTATTGGGCACACTCACAGTAACCACTTTTGAACTAGCAGTGACGTTGGTTACAGAATAGTTTCCACTGGATTCCACGTTACCGCGTCCCACAAAACTGGCGGCATATGAATTATAGTTGATACCTTGAGTAAAGTCATAGAAAGCACTAGGTCTGTTGTTGAGCAATACCACACTTTCCCATTTGGTGGGTTGCATGCCATATTCAAAGTCAGTGTCAATCAGGGCCTGCGGAGTTGAAACACGTAATTTGTCAACTGGATCACGCATAGTTTCTGCTGCTATTATTTCCTGATAAGTTTCCTCAACCATAATAGCCAACTTGTCTGCTGAATTCATTCCAGCAGTGTTATAAGTTAAAATAATAGTAGTAGTTTCTTGACCAGTAGTCGAGCTGACTGCATTGGACACTGTGCCACCTAATGTAGGATCTGAAAAATTATAAATTACTGCGTTTGAAGTCACATTAGTGATCAACAATAATTGTTCTTTTCTGATGTTTTTACCAGTTACGGTGATTGTTTTTGTATCTCTGTTAAAAGTATACGCTTCTAATATTACGTGTTTTGCCATTTTTAATTAATCTCCGAATGCGATTGTGGTCGCCGAATATGGATACTTCCTTGTTTGTATTGATGTAGAAATACTTCTTACTATTACTGCTGCACTGTCTCCTATCGCAGGTGCATTGTATATAATTAAATTATTGCCACTTACTCTAAATCCCTTGAACGAATCATATGGTGTTAACCAAGGATACGTTAAAGTTTTAACATATGGTGTTAGTCTTGCACCGTTAATTACCACTTCTAAGTCTTTAGAATCAACTATGGTATTTATACTGGTCTGATCCTGCTTGAGCGCAAATACAGTGTTGACTCCATTAAACTGTGTACTGATGTCATTAACTACAATCGGATCTGTCAAATTGGCTGCATAAACGTTGCCGCCAACATATAAATTGCCGCCAATGCCGACGCCTCCTACGATTTGTAATGCTCCTGTATTGGTACTATTACTAGCGGCAACATTCGATATTAAAAATGTGCCAGTGGTGCCTGTTGAAACAACATTGGCCGCTGCATAATTACTAATACTAGCTGTGGTAATAACTTCTGCGCCAGCAATGTAACTGGTATTGGCCACATATAAAGATCCACCGATGCCTGCACCACCAGTTACCTGTAGTGCTCCCGAATTTGATGAGGTAGATTGAGAAGAATTTGATACTATAAAGGTGCTGGTAGTACCGGCAATACTCATACTCTGCATAGCAACTCTAGTCCACGCCTGCGCAGAGGTGCTATAGAAGTATTTGATATTGTTGACCGTTGCCTGCTGGCGATCTATGGGAGAACTAGGGAATGACATGGGTTATTTGCTTGTTGTAGGTCTAGTATTTATGCAGTAGTAGACCTAGATAATAGGTAGAATTACATACAATGGTTGGTTAATAATTAGTACCGCCCACATAATATCCTGTGTAAACAGTCCAAGTTAAGCCGGTAGAGTTCCCCAATAACACATAACTTTGATTTGCAGCAACACCAGTATTAGAAGCGATAGTACCTCCAGTTAATAATGCACTTGCGCTGTAAATTCCGCTTAAACCGCCGGATCTGGCTTGTTGGCCTACTAATAATTCAATTAGTGAATTTCCCCCGCTAAATGTGGGATTGAAAAAAGTAACTTCATAAACCATATTTGGTGAACCTGCACTTCCGCTTGTAGTAGCAGTGCCCTCCTGTCTATATCTAACCCATCGATTACTAGTGTCCGTGATGTAGCTCACTCTTTGATAAGAATTGTCAGCCGCAGCGATCATGATTTTATCATATGGGGGATTACTTGTTCCTAGACCGCTGTAAGCAGTTGACCCAGTACCAAATGTAATATAGGCATTTGAACCTCCAAAAAACTGAGTATAACTACCAGTATTGAATCGAAAAGTGAACGGTAGGGGTACGGTAGCATAAGCATCATCGACGGTGCCGTTATACAAAGAGGTCCACCCACTTGCTGGAAATACTGATTGAGCTCCCGATCCCAACGGTGGCGCTTTTGTTCCACTTAGTATGGAGTATCCGGCTGGTGCCGCAACTGTGGGGCGAAAATTTCTCCCTGTAAGTAGCTGATCAGGTAAACTGCTGAATCTAGGCATGATCTAAAACTTAGTAGTATTCTCCGCCGCTGGCCAGCACAGTATAGGCATTAGTGCCAGTGGCTATAAGAGTAATACTGATTATATCTGTTCGGCTGGTAGTAACTGTAGCAGTAGATCCACCGGCCCAACGTACAGTACTAGTTGTACCATTGATACTGACCACACTGGCTATACTGTAGGCAGTGGTTGTATTTTGCACTAATATCAAACTGGTAGCGTACACATAGTTGGCACTAGTAGGTACATTAATGAATGTTGCTGTAAAATTGCTGGTCATACCTGTAACGTAAAATATAGCACCGTTGGTAAAATTTAATGTTGCATTTGTACCTGGACTGGATACTGGCACCATGACCTCTTGAGCCTGCTGTAAAATTGTTGTTCCGCCGACAGCTAAGTTGCCGGCAACACCGACACCTCCAGTAACTTGTAATGCACCTGTGCCAACCCCTGTGCTTGCAGTAGCATTGTTAATTAAGATAGCATTATTAGTTGTTGCGCCACGGCCAGTCACAGTCTGAAGTGTTCCATTACTCCAAAAAGTTACAACTCCAGTAGAAGAAGATATCGCAGTATCAGTACCAGCAACAAGAGCAGCAACACCTGTAACTGTAGTTAATATCTGTGCTCCCGCTATATAACTGGTATTGGACACATATAAGGCACCGCCGATGCCCACGCCTCCTGTGACAGTTAGCGCACCTGTAGTGGTACTGGTTGATGCTTTAGTATTTGTAATGCTAACTGCGTTGGTTGCTGTAATTGTACCAGCGGCATATAAATTTCCGCCAACATATATACCACCATTAACACCCACACCACCTGCTACAATTACTGCACCCGAATCTGTTCCAATCGTTTGAGTTGCGTTGTTAAACTTCACGGCCGCTGTGGTTGACGCTCCCCGCCCAGTAACTGATTGCAATGTACTACTATTTGAAATAGTTAAATAGTCAACATTAATATCTGCACCTGCAATCAATCCAAAAAATACATTGTCGTTATTATAGGGTCCATTAACATCAATCCAATATGAATTGGTACCATCGTAAGTATAGCTATATATGACATCGTTGGCGGTGTTGTACCATATATCCCCCACTGTGGGATTTGAGGGATTTGTACTGGTAGTTGTGGTTCTTACACCACCACCTGTTACGGTGCCGCCCACGTTCAAGTTACCGCCAATGCCTACACCACCAACCACTTGTAGGGCACCTGAATTTGTTCCAGTACTTGCTGTGGCATTAGATATGACAAAAGTTGTGGTAGTTCCAGTGCCGCTGGCTGCTGTAGAACCGCTACCACTGACAAACGGAGCGCCATTTAATGTCACTGATCCAGTTGAACTCAATGCAAAAGTATAAGTGCCAACTACTAAAGAGGTTGCACTGACTGCCTGTGCTACCAATGTTGATGTATTGAAACTTAGAGCATATCCACTGGTAGTGGCAAATGAACTAGTGGTAGCTGATACTGCCTGTGCTACCAATGTTGATGTATTGAAACTTAGAGCATATCCACTGGTAGTGGCAAATGAACTAGTGGTAGCTGATACTGCCTGTGCTACCAATGTTGATGTATTGAAACTTAGAGCATATCCACTGGTAGTGGCATAGTTTGATGTTGTAGCTGATACTGCCTGTGCTACCAATGTGCTGGTGTTGAATGTGGTAGTACTAACAGCATACTCATTTACATAGATATTAGTAGCAGTAACGGTGCCGCCGACATTTAAATCACCACTGATACCGACTCCGCCATTTACTACTAATGCTCCTGTCAAAGTTGATGTAGAAACTCTTCCTGCAGGATTAATCGTTAAGGCATTTCCAGCGTTACCTGGTTGTAATAGTATTTGAAGAGGATCTGCGTAGATGGTCGTTGGGCTAACTGTACCAAACGATATTCTACCAGTAGCAGGAGCATTAAAAGCGGATAATGCACTAACAGTTATGGAGGTTGCAGTTACAGCCCCACCAACATATAAGTCGCCACCAATGCCCACACCACCTGTAACAACTAATGCACCCGTTGTGGTTGAATTAGATACCGTGGTGTTAGCCAGAATGATACTGCCCAATTTGAATGTGCCGTAAGTTTCACTGATAAATGTTGAAGCAGTCCCGGTGGATTCAACACCAGTGTTATACCATTCTAAGTATTTGGTGTCATTGGCCAAGACCAGTGCTGCGTTTTGATCACCTCCATTATAATAATGGAATTTGAATCCAATATCTTTGCCGTCGTTTACTGCCCAGGTAGACGTAGATTGTCCAGGACTATGCAATTCAATCAAGTTGTCAGTGTAAACTGTATTAGTACTGTATACATACGTAGTAGTGCCAGCAAATGTAACATTGTTATTGAACACAGCAGGACCAGTAACATATAGAGACGAGCCAACTCCTAATCCCCCAGCAACATATAATGCGTTACTTTGAACACTACTGGTACTGGCCAATGTACTTAATACGGTAGTTGTGTCACCTACGTTTAAGTTTCCACCAATGCCAACGCCGCCCGCTACTTGTAATGCACCTGAATTTGTTCCAGTACTTGCTGTGACGTTTGATATTACAAACGTTGTGGTAGTTCCTGTACCACTAGCCCCAGTGCTGCCACTGACAAATGGTGTGCCATTTAATGTTACGGACCCAGTTGAACTGACAATAAATGTCCAAGTGCCAGATACTAACGATGTGGCACTTACTGCATTGGCCACCAATGTACCAGTGTTGAATGCCAGTGCATATGAAGCAGTGGTGGCAAATGAACTAGTAGTTGCACTTACTGCCTGTGTCACCAATGTACCAGTGTTGAAACTTAGGGCATATGAAGCAGTGGTGGCAAATGAACTAGTAGTTGCACTTACTGCATTGGCCACCAATGTACCAGTGTTGAATGCCAGTGCATATGAAGCAGTGGTGGCAAATGAACTAGTAGTTGCACTTACTGCATTGGCCACCAATGTACCAGTGTTGAAACTTAGGGCATATCCACTTGTGGTGGCAATTCCAGTTAAAGACCCAACAAATAATGTTGCAGTAATAGTGCCGCCAACATACACGCCGCCGGCAATGCCCACACCCCCAGAAACGGTTAACGCACCAGTAGTAGTTGATGTGGACGCAGCAGTACCGCTAACAATTAACTGTGTGTCAATAGTTGCGGTGCCATATATTCTTGTGCCAGATAAAAGTTTTGCCATGATTTTTTATTTATTTTTTATTTTTAAGTTGGATTATAAACCGTATCTTTGACGCAGGGCACTAAAATTAGCGGCAATTTCATCAGACGCCAGTGCTCGATTATACACCATGACAGCACCAATACCTCCCTGGTGTGTTGTTGGACTATTGATCTCCCTTGCCACATAACTAGTGCCTGTGGAAGCTATGACTGAACTCATCAAAGTTGGTCCAGATACCAAAGTAGTATTTAAATATATATCAGCAAATCCTGTTGCTGTATCATATCTAGATGTGGCAATATACCACGTGTTAGACGAAATTACACCCGTTGATGTTGTTGCTCCAAGAGCAACGTTATTATGGCAATAGTCAATTCCACCTGCACCTGATCGATTCAGCGCTATAAACCAGCCGCCAAGAGTATCTCTAGTTGAAATAAGACCCGTCCTAGTAGCAGTGGTGGTTGTTCTAAATACAATCACCACTGTTCTTGACCCAGTGTCTGACATTTTAGATGCCAGTGTGGCATATGCAGTTCCGCTGAAATTAAAACTGCCACCTGCAACTAAAGTATTAAAAGTTGCATTGGTTAGCGTAGAACTATTACGAGTTGTGCTTAGGTCAGACCATACTGTGCCAGTTCCAGAATAGCTTGCAGATTGTACAGGATCTAACCATAATACTAAACTCGAATCTACAACCGGCGCGCCAGTAAATTCATCAAAATATCCACTGACTAGATATGTTCCAGTACTGGTTTTACGATCAGCGAAGTCTGGAGTTATTATTGTACCAGTAGAACTTATTCCTTGATACGGAGTTGCTTGTGTGGTTGGTTCAAGTTGTGCGCCCCAGAGGTAAATCCCCGATCCTGTGGTTCCAGTAAATGTGGGTAGTCTACCAGCATTACCATTAGTTAACACAAATAACATACGACCGCCAGAGTATGAAGTTGTAGCAGATTGTGTATATCTACAACGATACCATCCATTGCCTGCAGATGTTATTGATACTGCATCATTACCAACTTGCGTTTGGATTGTCCCGCTACTTAGATCAAAGTTAACATAGTTTGTTCCATAAGTAAAACCGCTTGACGGTGTAATTTGCAATATTGTTTGTTCGCCAGCTTTGGCGTAAATTGACTGCGTGTAGGTAGTTCCAGATGTTACAGAAGTATCCTGGCTTATATAAAATGAATTTGTAACTGTTGATAAATTAAATTTGTCTGCTGTTAGTGTTCCGGTAGGCGCAGCTATAGAGTTTGCTATTATTGAGGGCGGACCCGCCTTTGACCATATGGAATTATTAAATTCTTCAGTGTATGTTAATAAATTTTTAATAGGTTGCTGCGTGACTTCGTCAAACTGCACAGCGTAGACACTAGAAGTAGTCGCCCTAACTGAATAATTAGGAGTAACTATTGTACCAGTTGTGCCGATGCCCTGATATAGAGTTACTGAAGAAGTATCTTCAAGTTGAGCACCCCATATGTATAATCCACTTGCTCCGTCCCCAGTGTATAAAAATACGCTGCTTGATTGAAATATTCCCAATCTAATAGCGTAGTTGGTGCCGCTAGTTGTTGCAGTTGCTGATATTCGATACCATCCGTTACCTGCATCAGTAACTGTTCCCACGCCCGTTGTAATTGCTCCAGTTGATAAATTTACAACTAATGAATTTGAGGCAAAACCTCCGCCACCATTAAGAATTATTCGTAATTCACAGAATGTCCTCTCGCCCGCTTTGACATATATCGATCCAGTTGGCAAACCAACTGACGATGCGTAGGTACTGTTTATATAATGGGTTGATGTTGTTGAAGTATCTTCGATGAGTTTTTCAGCAGTAAATGTACCATTTGGTGCAGCAATTGTATCAATTGCACCTATGCTTGATCGCTGTTTACCCCACACCACATTGTTAAATTGATCAGTGTATATTAACAAATTTTTAATCGTAAACTGTGTCACTTCATCCAACACAACATTTGTTTGAAGTATTCCAGTAGATAATAATCTAGTTATAGTTGTTGCCATTAACCAAACACCGTATCTAAACTATTGGTTGTAGCGTTATAGTATTGATAAACTACACTAACATTACTTGTATTAACAAACCCCACTCTGTTGCCAACATAGACACTGTCTGCAACACCAACACCGCCACGTATTTGTACAGCGCCGGTAGTGGTACTTATTGAAGTTGTAGTTGAGTTGAAAGTAGTTGTGCCAGTTGTTGCTCCAACAGTAACAGTGGTGGCACTGCCGGCAAAGTTTACGGTTGTAGCATATGTATTGACAATGGGGACCACTAGTTGGTTAGAGGTTCCTAGACCGCCAGTACCTTGAATGGTAAAGTTGGCCGCTTGAACTGCGGCTCCAAAGTTTGCCGTTCCACCTTGTACACGTAGGGAATAGGCATTGCTAATAGTAGTGTTAGTTCCAGCAATTGGTACACCTGCTATATATACAGTAGCAGCACCAGTAATGGTAGTAGCAGTTGTAGACACTATTGTGGGGATTCCAAATGCGTTTATATAACTTGTTGCAACAGTGCCGCTACTGGTCAAGTTTGTATAGGTTGATGCTGCCACAACTAATCCTGTACCTGTGCTGCCCCAATCGTTAGCACTGTATGATCCGCTCACTACATGTTTGGGCGCCTGTATGGTTCCACCTCCATATAAATCGCCGCCAATACCAACACCACCAACTACGGTCAATGCACCTGTAAAAGTTGATGTAGCATTAGTCGTATCAGTAACTGTTGCAGTAGACTGGAATCTAATTGCACCACCACTACCAATATCAAGTTTGTATGCTCCACCGGCTGCGCCTGATCCTATTCCAACGTTACCTTGGAAATAATTAAATGCACTGCCAATAGCATATATATTATATCTATTTGTGCCGGCAGCAATTTGGCTGTAAAAACCATATACGTTTGTGGCAGTAATGCCGCTAGGGTCAGCGGCCCTAAATCCAATATGGCTGGTAAATCTCACATCAGCGGCGGCGTTTCTACTAGGATTTTCACTACTAAAACCAATCCACTGAGAAACACTACCGCTAGTTGAAGCAGCACTCATATCAATACGGGCATATACTCCGTACAGATTGGCGTAGGTTGCAGTATTGCTTAATGTTGGTATGAACAACTGACCATAGTAATTGGCAATAGTGGCAGTGCTAATTGGTGCTAGGTTATGCTGATAGTTGAACGCATAGATGTTATTGGTAGTTGTTGTGCCAACCAATGTACCAACTGCGTTAATGAATGACGGTACGTTAGCAGTATAACTAGCTCCCATATATAAGGGAGTGTTTGACGAACCGGCAAATGACAATCCGTTGTTAACTGTTGTGGTTCCTGAACCAAGCACCGGGCCAATGTTTATGTTGGTAGTGGATCCAGCAGTACCACCAGTGCCAATGTTGACAGTTTTAGTAGAGGCTGAGGCAGTAGCACCAGAAGCAATACCCACTGCTTGGGCAGCAGTTGACTGGCCAATTGTTATGTTACCGGTGGCTGCTGTACCACCAACTACCAACGCACCCGACGATTGGCCGGTATAAATGTTTAGGCCACCAGTGCTTATACCAGTAAAAACACCGCCAGTAACACCACTTTGACCAGCAGCAAGCACATTGTTGTATGAAACAAATCCGCTAGTACCGAATGAGAAAACGGTTGAATCAACAACCAATATACCACTGTTAGCGGAGCCTTTAATTCTAATATTACCGCCTAAAATAATATCACTACTAGTTGTTTCTGGATTAATGTATAATGCCTGTGTGTCAGTACGGTAACGATAAATGGCCGCGCTGCCGGCCATAAACACATAATTGGTTGCAGTAGTGTTTAGATAAAGACCCAACATGGACCCGTTCTGTATACCAATAAAATATTTGTCGTAATATACCGCAGTACTAACGTCCCACGGCGTACTTAATCTATATTCGTATACGTTGTCATTGGTTGCTCCCAGAATATACATTCTTGAGCCGGTATAGTTGAAACTTAAACCTTGCGGGCTGGTATCTTCAGCTGTGATATATTGTTTGGAATATACCGCAGTGCTGGTACTAACAACATACGGTGTGGATAAGGTATATTGATATACCCTACGTACCGTAGTACCTATTACATAAAAATTTCCACCAGTGTTATCATAGGCACAGGCAGTAGGAGTGGATTCCGTGTTTGGAATTCCTTGATCACTAATGGCAAATCTTATTGTTCCTGCCAGGGTAGCACTAGTTGGATCCCACGGGGTTGCCAATGTAAAATAATAAGCCCTATCTTCGCCAGCAAGTATACCAAAAGTAGCGTTAACCACCGCAGTGTTACCAATAAGAACCATACTGGTACCATCTGGGCTAAAAGTAAGCCCATTAACTGAAGTATCAACTGTTGCTACTGAATATGTTGTGCCCGATGTAACTGTTGCAGGTGTTAAAGTCCAAGGAGTACTCAATGACCATTGAAAAACAGCGTTAGGCGATACGCCAAACATTTTAGTACCGTCTGGCTTAAAGAAAATGTCTTGGTTAGTGACAGTTGATGTATAAGTTGCTGTACTGTCATATAACCAAGCTGCAACAGAATCAGAACTGGCAGTGATATTGATCTTTTGAATGTAACTGTTTCCGCCAATGTACAAGTCGCCACCAATACCTACCCCACCAACAACTTGTAATGCTCCAGTTTGAGTTGATGTGGCACTGGTTAAGCTGGTTAGTGCCAGTGTATTATTATATGTAGGAGCATTTGTTCCGTTGCTTACCAATATATTACCAGCAGTACCTGTGCTAATAAATGCCGTAGCACCAGTTGCAGTTTGAAACAGAATTTGACCAGCAGTTCCGCCTGCAACGGTTGTAGCTGTGGTAGCAGTGACAGCACTTACTGCATTGGCAACCAATGTACCAGTATTGAATGACAGTGCGTATCCACTGGTAGTAGCAAAACTTGCCGTTGTAGCTGATACTGCATTGGCAACTAATGTGCTGGTATTGAAACTTATAGCATATCCACTGGTAGTGGCATAGTTTGATGTTGTAGCTGATACTGCATTGGCAACTAATGTGCTGGTATTGAAACTTAGAGCATATCCACTGGTAGTAGCAAAACTTGCCGTTGTAGCTGATACTGCATTGGCAACCAATGTACCGGTATTGAATGACAGTGCGTATGAGGCAGTTGTTGCAAGACCTGCTGTTAATGATCCAGTTGAGATCCAGGCCGGTATGCCATTAATTACTGATAAAATTTGTCCAACAGTGCCCACAGTTAAAAATGCTGTTGTAGAAGTACTGCTCTGATATATCAATGTACCAGTGGAACCGCCGATTAAGTTTCCACTAATTCCGCCACCTGCGTATAATGCCCCGCCGACACCGACTCCACCATATACAACCAATGCGCCTGTTGTAGTTGAGATAGATCGTGTAGTTGCAGTATTAAACACTGCTGTTAAAGAGTTAGTATTAGTTCCGGCTACAATAATCTTAACGGTGGTGCCTGCACCTAGGGTACCCAATGCTAGATCGCCTAATCCTGGTGATGTATTAGCACCGACTAATATATAACCATCGTTTGGTCCTAGATTATTACCAAAACTGTCGGGTTGTGTACCATCCCAACTACTGCTGGTAATGCCCATATCAATGAAGCCGTTGCTAGATGTAACGCTATCTGAACTAGCAACAATATCTGTACTGGCTTGATTACCAGCATTAACGTTCTGAACGTTGACTTCCATGTAGTTGTTAGCATCACCCGAGAACTGCGCCATTGTCTGCGGAAATTGTGTAAATCCTAATACACCTGCATACAATGCTCCGGCCCCTGTAGCATCACCGTAGAAGGTCGCGCTGTTGGCACTTAAGATATTCAGCGTTACATTGGTACCAGTAATGTAACCACTAACAGTTAAGTTACCATGCAGGTAACCGTCACCATTAATGTTAAATCCACTATTACCTCCAATACCGCCAACAACATACAATGCATTACTACTAAATGAACTAGTGCTTGTTTGTGTGCCGGTTACAATTATAGCAGTAGCCGTGACTATTCCGCCATTTAAATTAATTGTTGATATTGCATTGGCAACTAATGTACTTGTATTAAAACTATATGCATATGCCGCATTGGTGGCAGTGACTGCATTTACTGCATTTACGGCATTGGCAACTAATGTTGATGTATTGAATGAGTAGGCATATGCCGCATTGGTGGCAGTGACTGCATTTACTGCATTTACGGCATTGGCAACTAATGTTGATGTATTGAATGAGTAGGCATATGCCGCATTGGTAGCAGTGACTGCATTTACGGCATTGGCAACTAATGTTGATGTATTGAATGAGTAGGCATATGCCGCATTGGTAGCAGTAGTGGCAGTGACTGCATTGGCAACTAATGTTGATGTATTGAATGAGTAGGCATATGCCGCATTGGTAGCAGTAGTGGCAGTGACTGCATTGGCAACTAATGTTGATGTATTGAAAGATATTGTGCCGTTGTCAGTAATACTAATACCATTACCGATCTTAACTCCGCCTAATATATTTGAAGTAGCAGTGATTAATGAATACGGTGCAGTTACTGATATTGTACCATCGTCAGCAACACTGATATTTGACCCAATCTTGACCGTGCCCGAAACTGTCGTTGATGCTAAAATTGCCGGTCGTGAAACCCACTTGTCTGTTGCTAAATCATAAATTAATAAGTCATTATTATTTGGGTCAATAACTGAAACATCAAATAAGCTATGTAACTTACTTATTGCGTTAGCGTATTCAATCTGATTCCAGTAATTTAATCCATTACCAATTTTAAATCTGCCGGTATCTAATTCAACACCTAATTCTCCCTCGGCCAATAATGGATTCAGTGATGTCCAATTAGTTTCTGTACCTCGACGAATTTGTATTCTTACTGCCATTTTATATGCCGCCGCCATCAATTACATCAAGACCACCATACACTGTGCCAGGTGTACCGCCATCTAAGTTTCCAAGATTGTTTGATCGAATAGTTAACTGTTTGTAAGGACTAGCATTAGCTGAAGTTTCTAATATAATGCCTGCGCCAGCTACCAATTGTAAAGTATCTGATCCCGTTGCAACTAGAGGAGGTTGTCCAGAAACTACCAGTGTTTTAAATGCATTGGCAACAACATTTCCAGAATTAGTACCCGTATTAGTGCCTGTGCTATTTGCATAAATTGGTCGACCGCCTGGAGTGATTCCATTTGATAATCTCAATTCTCCAATTTCTTCGTCATAAAAAATCGTGCCAGACTGGCCAATATATTCAGTTACTGGTACAGTAATAATTCTGCCGGACTTTATTTTTTGAATAGGCATGTTTGATTATCTTGCTAGTAGGGCTTTTAATTGTTGAATGATATCATTTTGATCGGGTGGTTCTTCGCCTACTGTTTCTTGCCCTGTTAACTTATCTATTACTGGACTGTCTTTACCTGCTGCTGCCTTTGCTAATTCGAGTTCTTGTTGCTGAGGGCTTACCATTACAGGGTTTTGATGTAACTGAGAGTCATCTGCAGGGGCTGTATCACCAGCATCTACTACAGGATCGTCATCTCCGTTGATGGTAATTGTAATCGGAACGTTAATGGTGAATTCTTTAGCTCTCATAATGGTTTACTTTCCAAATACTTAGGATATTTTTTATTAAAATTCCGCATAATAACTCCGGCAATTTCGTGCGCTTGATTTTCTTCTGGACTACCAGTTACACCGCTTTGGTCATTTAATTCACCACGCAGATCCTGTCTAAAGTGTACAAGCTCGTGAGCAACGGTTCTAAGGATATCAACAGGGTGTCTATTCGAAATCCCCACATGTAGGGTTTTTTCACCATTGACATACATACCAAAACTAGGTTGATGTCCTATATGTAGTGCTGGTTCGAAATCCATCTTAGGCAATCTGTCGATTCCTAATATTTTCATTGCCATTGGCAAAAAGTCTTTAAACATTTCAATAAAACGTTCTTTTTCTTGTTTGCCTTCAATAATAAACTGTTTTGCTCGCATGGTGTATTTATTAGTGCCGGTGACTTTATCCGGCTCCAAGTACGCCTGGAAGTTCAATTGCGCGGACGCCTGTGTGAGCAAGCTCACACCCGTGACGACAACGGTCCCTAAGGTGAGATCTCATCATCCGGGTATGGTATTCCAACCATACCCAATCCGTATCTAGATAGCCCTTTGACAATGTCGTCAAACAGGGCTGTAAAAGTTACAAGGACTGTTGGACTTATCATTTTCTGGATATTCATTGTAAATCTAGACTTAAATTATTGACCTAGATTAAATTTCATGCCTGTTGCTTGCTCGATAGCAGCCATCGGCACCTGATAGTTAGGCAAATCTTTTACTGGTAATGCTGCATTTGGCATTAGATATGCCTGTACTTTTTGACTATTTTTCTCAATGATAACTTTGTATAAACGAGTAGGAATTCCTAATCCGTTACCAGTTACAGGATGTCCTTGATCAAAGATACCTCCAGAGATAATATAAAAGTCTGTACCAGGGGCCATTGCCCACTGTCTTTCATATGTCTCAACCTGTTTCCAAATTCCTCTGTTGTTATTTGCGATTTGCGCTACCATGTTACTTAGGTTAAAACTTTCGCTCATGACAGCATCATTAAGCGTATTATTACCAGCAGGGCTCATATGACCACGATCATGAGTACTACCCACTGTGGCATAGTCTGCTAGACTGGCACTACACTGTGGAGCAACTGCTGCATCTGGGTGGAAATTGTCCTTACGTTTTGCAGGACCTGTCATTGTTGCCACTGTTAAATGTTCAAATACTGCCACAGGTGCTTTGACATCGCAACGATGAATTACAGCATAATTCATATGACAAATTTCTTGATCTCCGGGACGGGCCTGATATTGCGGTGTGCCGTTTACTGTAAATTGTGGGCACTGTTGATTGATTTGTGCAAATCCAGAAACACTGGCTAAAGTCAGTATTAGAGTAATAAAGAGTTTTTTCATTTTTGGTTCACCTTGTAGTTAATTACTATTATTTACCTTATCTACTTTCAATCCGTTTTAGACCTCGAGTAGTTTTTGTAGATAATGATCATGCACCAGTGGCATTAACATCTTCTAGTGCAGGAATAGTAGTGTCTACATTAAAGGTAAAACTGCCAGTGTGGCTGCATAGCACGTTGGGATCAGCCCAAATTTTAAACCCTTTGTCTCGGGCTTTCTTACAGAAATCAACATCTTCCGATATAGTATTTCTATGATCAATAGCACTGTAATACTTAAATTGCGGATACCCTATGTCACGTAAGACTGCTGCCTTGACCAATGCACAGCCAAATCCGCAGCCTGCAACTTCAACTAGGCGACGTCCTTTGAGTTTGGGATAAGGCATATTGGTTACGCCACCGTGTTCAGTTGGCTCGTAGATTTCCAAGATATGTAATCCAGGTTTTCGCTGTACATATAGTCCACTTACAACATCTACATCATGCGCTAACAATCTTTCCAATGTATTAGATGGGAAACTGATATCGCTATCAACACTAAACAAGTAATCAAATCCGTTGACCACCCAGTCGGCAATTAAGTTTCTTACCTGATCAATATTGTACCCATAGAAGTACTGGAATGTAGCTTCGTAACCTTCAGGGATTATCAAATCATAGATACTTTTAAAAGTCTCCGGCTCAATATTACGAGCCGTTGGAATCGCTATCAGTATCTTTTTTTTAAATATGTTTGCTTTTTTAACAATCGTGTATGCATTGATATTTTGTTCCGCTGCATTGACCTTGTAGTCATTCAATGGATTTATATCATTATAGTTGTATACTATGTCTTGGAGGCATTTAACTTTTTTAGGATCAGCAGTTTCTATTAGCGCATAGAATACACTGCCATCACCGCCAGCTTTAAACCAATTGCCGCTGTCGTCCTTAAACATGCTATCATCAATATTGTTCAGTAAAGATTTTTTAAATGTTCGCAAATGTGTATAGGGAAGTATCCAGTTAAAGTGATGATTTCTATACTCTCTATTTTGTTTTACATGTTCAGGGTATGGTTGACTGATCAAAGGAATGTTGTCGGCCATGCTCCAGCATGACCCATAGGCAAATTCAGTAGAGCCATCATATAATGAATTGTAATAACTGAATATTGTATTATCATTTACAAGACTATCGTCACCATCTAGCAACATTATGATTGCATGATCATTATTAACCAACGCTTTGATGTTTTCTATTTGATTTTTAACTGCACCCAAATTGTTGTTATTTAAAATAACTGTATATTTTTTCATGATATCTTCGGGCAGTGCTGACAACTCTGCTGTTATTATATCTAATGAATTATCAGTAGAACAATCGTCGATCAGTATGTGTCTGTAGTTATGGTAGTCCTGTGTAGATACACTGGCAATACAACGTGAAATATATTCAGCACAGTTATAGAATGGACTGACAACAACGATCTCTTGTTCAATATTTGTCTTGTAGTTTTCTAGTTCAACAGTGTTATGAAATTTACGGTTATAGATTTTGTGTATTCTATGATTGATTTTAGATACAGCTTGATATTCATCACGTTTTAAATATTGGCCCAATCGTTTAACTATTAACTGTTTCCATTGTAGAGCTACACTGTCCCATCCAGCAGTGTCTTTAACAATGTTACAATAGTATTGTTTTTGCTGATGTAAGTAGGGATTACGATATGCCTCTACCACAGTCCTAACAAACTGTTCAATTTGAGTGTGTACATTGATATCCGGAAATAGATTGTTAGGTTCTATAGCATAGTCGATTAGATAACAAGCATTCTCAATGGCAATTTCTTCAAGTGCTCCGAATCGACAAGTTACCAAAGGTGTGTTATAACATAGACTTTCCATTGATGAAATGCCGTAGGTCTCTGGAAATGCCGCTGGATATAACATGAAATTAGCTTCAGTCAGTATATCCGCAATTTCTTTTTGTGTTATGACACCGGTGAATTCTATATCTTGTGCTGCCAGTTGAGGATCAGCAGCCATCTCACGCCAATCTTTTTCTTGCTGGTCAGGTTCGCCATTGATACTAAATCTATAATAGCCTCCTATGACTTTTAATTTAGCTTCAGGTATGTGATACTTAACATGTGGCCAAATTAGTTTTACTAAAGGAATCATTCCCTTGGTAACGCTTGCATTATAGACAAATAAGTTTTTGTCTTTGGCGGAAACATCTACGTTTTTATTATATATTCTTACACCATTTCGTGTTATGAACATTTTACGTTTTAAAACTTCGAAATTTCGTCTCTTGCCATGATTACAGTTGGCAACATAAGTTAGATGGAAATCACTAAGTGTAAAGATATCAGTGATTCTATCAGCAAGGGCAAGTTCTTCAATTAAGTTATCACCTAGACAAAATGTGTCGTGCATCCATAGGATACGCATTTTGGCTTTGGCTAATATTCTGTTGTATAGATCTAAATTCTGGAATGGAATAGCCCTAGTATCATTTAGTTTTGAGAGATCAACGGGATCAGTAAATGGAATTACCGTTCTAGAGCTTATAACGATATCGAAGTAATGATCTTGTGCTAGATCATTTAGGTGTCTATATGCTACACCATCATATACACCCGGAGCAGCATGATCAATACAGTTGTTAAAAACAGTGACTTCAAAACCCAAATCACTTAATTCTTTTCCCATTAGTGTCACAGCACTTTCGCTGCCACCAAGGCCTTGTTTAAAAACGGTTGTACCGTCATATGGAATACCAATAATGTCAATAATAGCTAGCTTCATGCTACTAATTATACGTTGGTAGAGTTGATAATCAAAGTTCTTGAGTTAAATCTAACCTAATTGATCAGATTACTAGTTGTTACCTTCAGTATTGTTTATGTACCCAACGGAGTGTAATAACTCTTGGTTGTATTGTAATTTGATAACATTTCAGTAGAAGTTAATGCACGGTTATATATCTGTAGTGACCCAATGCCGCCTTGGAACATGCCGTCTCCGGCCCACTCGCTACGGCCAATATAACAATAGGCTCTAGGAGTGTTTGTGGGGATGGGCATTGCTGATTGAGAACCAGCAGCAACACCATTTACAAAAATAGTACCCACTCTTGTAGAAGTAGAGTATGTTGCACATACTTGATTCCACGCATTTAACTGTAGTGTTTTACTTGATTGGAATTGCGATCCTTCAATATATAATCCCGGAGCGCCCGAGATGCCATAGGTAGTTGATAGTAATATGCTCTGTACACTGGCACCATTCCCAAAATCTATAATACGCTGCCATAGATTAACTCCTGTTACATATACCCAACTTTGTATTGTAAAATCCCCAGAGAAATAAGTTCCTGTAGTTACTTGTCCGTATTGGACAGAGCCAACTGTACCCGGAGCAGGAGCAGTACCTGCTCCACTGAATGATAGTGCTCCACCGTAGCCTGCGCCGTAACTAACACCGTTATATAAGGTAGCGTTACTGCGGTTACTGGTTAAATCTTTCCAAACTGTTCCAGATCCCGGATAGCTATTAATATTGCGAGCATCTAAGTTTAATATTAGTCCGCCGGTAATAACTGTAATAGCAGTAGCCGCAGGTTTACCTGTTTGGACGCTTCCTGCTGGTTTAACACGACCTGGTCTAGTCCACATGCTTATTGTCCGTTTTGTTCTTGTGTAGATACGGCCAGTTCTGTAATAGAAATCCAACCAGATGACGATACTAGTTTATGTGCTAGGTAAGTTCCTGGATCAACTGCAAGGAATTCTGCGCCGCCACCTGGAATAATCATATGGCTAGTAGTAGCTGTAGTACCAGTGCTGGCAGTGGGCTTTATATATGTATCATTCTGTACAGCAATACGAATAATACTGGTGCTAGAGCCAAATGCTGCTGAAATTGCACTGGTGCTGGTTGTAGTTTGATTCTGGGTGGTACCTGGGTAGTAGGCACCTTTTCTATAAATTACTGACATGAGTTAATCCTCGATTATGATTCTGTATTTAGCCCGGTGTCTGCAGGTTTGTTAGCTAATCCCCAATTGGTACGGTTAAAGATGCGTTCTAATACATAATAGGTAGCAGTGTTTATAGCAAACTTTGTAGTAGCTACTAAAAATGCTGTTAGATTATTGTCTGCAAATATCATACGGGCTGTGACCATGATCACTAATATCACTGTGATCCTATATACTACAGCTTTGACTACACTACGAAATTTAGTGTCGCGGCCATCAGCAGATCTTTGCCAAGATATAAACTGCCAAATTCTATCATAGATATAATAGTGACTCGAACCGATGATCAGCGATACTAGGCCAAACTGCACAGCTTGTAGAGGACTACCCCCAAATACCAATGTCAACGCCATTGTAACTATTATGGATAAAATCCTATATATGACAGTTTTAGCAACTGTGCGCAGGTGTGTTTCTTTTGTTATTACTGTCATTGTGTTTCCTTGATTAAACATATACTTTCTTCATACTTTCCGCTCTTACCTAACGGTATTTCAGTCATTTCTACCAATCTAATAGTGCCCGGGAATTTTAACATACTGTTAACTTCCGCGGTCAGTTGTGTGTGTTGTTCTTTGGTAAGAGGTTCATCCCTAACAATTCGATATTCCAAATCATCAACAGCATATTGTACGACTTGCCATTGAGTAACATTGTATTTTTCCAATGTTTTTCTACCACCAGGTGGCCAAAAGCGGGTTCCGTCCGGACGTGTTAGCAAATTGCGATCTCTACCTAATACTCTTTTGATAGTAGGTAAATGCCTACCACATGTACAGGTGCTGCCAACTTCTGCGTGATCACCCAAGTCATAGCGTATAATAGGACTGGCCGCATTGTACAAATCTGTAACTACCACACGGCCGACTTCACCCTCTTTACAGGATTGCCCGTTCTGGTCAAGTATTTCTACTATAAGGCTTTCGCTCATTATATGATATAGGCCGCTTGTTGGACATTGTATAGCCATACATCCTACTTCACTGCTGCTGTAGTTGTCTTCTATTTCTAGCCCTGTAACTTCACGCACACGATCACGGAGTGGCTGTCTCACAGTGTCCCCTACATTCTTAATATGTTCAAGGTTGGTCAGTGAGTATCCATCCCTAGCCCATTCTTCCACTATTGCTGCCAAGGCACCTGCATGAACTATAATGATGTTGGGTTGGAATTCTTTTAGCAATTGCACCTGTTGTTTTATATCTGTGCTTACCGGAATAGCCTGGGCGGCACCGCTACCATACAACAAGGACACAGGAGGCCCCCATTGATCAACTTGTTTATATTCCGGTAACACACGGATAGCAGTCAGCTTGCCCGTGTAATCCCTATTATACCATTGATGATCACGCACAGCCAATGCTCCCCAAAACAGTTCACTGATCATGGTTCGTTTTACTGTTACCGGCTGTCCAGTACTGCCACTGCTTTGCGATATTGATACAGGCAAGTGAGAAGGAGGGACTACCGCAGAGTTAAATGCATCGCCTGCTGTTTGTATATCGCGTTTGGTAAAGGGCTTTAATTGGGCCAAGCCTCCTAGCGTAATAACATCAAGAGCAGTCAGGCCCTGCTCTTGCAATCTCTGTTTAAAATGTTCAGTATGGGCAGCATGATGTTTGACCACATTGACCAGTTCTTTCTCTTGTGCATATTCCAGTTTAGCCAAAGGCCACCACTGTGTCTTATCTAGGTGCTCAATAAGATGTTCTAATTGTTCTTTCATTTGGTAAAAGTCAGTATAGGACAGGTATCAGCAATGTCATAAGTGCCCACATCAACGAATCTACTTCCTTTAGGAGACAACTTTAATATCTCATCACGAGTTGGAAACCAAGTAGTTGTATCTGAATTACGATAGTCATCTATTTTGGACAACTGTTCAGCAGTCCAAGACACCTGACTCCTGTCAGGGCACAGTTGATCAAACAGAGTTGATATTTGACTAACTGGTACAACTGGTCCGTGAACTTCTGCTAGATACATGGGCAACAGTCTTCTATATGCGGAAAAGTTAACTGTGGGAGTTACGGCTTCTTGATACAGTTGATCTAATTTGACAGGCGTGTCGGGTCGAGTGAACATTCTGCAGGCAAATACGCCCCCGGGTTTTAGCATTGATATTGCTCGTTTGAACATGAAGGACACATCACTGATGTCTAACATATTAATGCTGCCATCACCTATTACCCCGTCAAATGATTCTGCTGGTAAATCTACAGATAGCCAGTTGGCATTGATTGCTCTTTTGGTTGCTGTATCACCAGGCCACACATTGGCAATCATGGCTGGCTCACGGTCCACTGCGGTAACATTGGCATAGGCATTGGCAATCTGCGGGGTTACACCCATTAGCATTATGTGTTTTGAGCAGGGAATTATGCTGTGAAAACAGTCAACGATTTCTTGATTTGGTTGTAATGGTGGCCCCATTGTTTTCCAATGAAGGCTGCGGGCGGCCCAATGTGTAGTTGTCATAGCAGTATTTAACTGCCGGGATAACTCTGTTTAAGGATTCGTGACAGATGTAATAATCCAGAAATCACTACTCATGGCAGTATTCCTTATTACATCATACGGCATGTAAAAATATCCACGATCACCCCACCGTGTGCTCCAACTATTACGGCAGATAAATCGTCCACCATTTAGATTATCATTGTAGCCTACGATGGCCACAGCATGTCCGCCCAACACCTGTTCAGTAGCAGTATTTGGATAAGGCATCATACCTGTTGTGTTGTTAATGTTCCCTTCAAAACTCTCATACACAGTGAAACCTACTACTACTGGATAGCCCTGTGCCAATGCTGTCTTAACTCCGGCAAAGTTGGTCACACGTTGGTAAGCACCTGCCTTGCGTTTGGCAGCATCTGTATATGCCGCAGTAGTTGGGCGTGTGGCAAATCTACCAATAGTATAGGGCCATAGACTTTCCAATGGTGCTCCGTATATATTAACTGCTTTAATACCGTCGCGAATGTATGCTCCAGCATCGTAGTTCACTGTACCTTCTAACAGTCTTTCTTGATAATAGATAAACAAACGGCTGACTTCTAAATTCTTGTTTGCCTTGCGGTCCAAGTATTCAATCAATCCAGCAATGGCATTACCAGTACAACTGCCTAACTGACCTTGATCTTCAATAGCACTACACTTAGGTCTTAGATCAACTGCTGCGGCCAGTGTAGGAGGTGCAGCACCTAGCTTGGCAGGATCATAGATATGATCTCTAGCATCAGGACGATCTGGACGCCAGTGATACTTGGGTATTGATGTTTTAGTTGGACGTGGCATTGATCATGTTCCTTATGACAGAGCTTTTGATGTGTTAGCAACATCTAACCTTACTAACTTATTGTCTACATAATCTTTAATGTATTCAGATGTATAATGTTTAGGCTGTTCTTGTAGACGCAGTCCTGAGATATACTTAGGATCAATGTCTGCAAATTCTTCTAATGGTCGTAAAGCTCTAGCATCTTTGACAAACTTCATATCACGGATAGGATAGATGTTGTTAAATCTATTGCTGGTCAATATGCCATCAGCAAACATATTCAAATGATACTGTGTCCATACATTGTAAAAATTTACAGGTTCTTCAATAATTTCTTTTGAGATTAATGTAACTTCTTCACCCTGTTCATTAAATGTAATAGTTCCCACAGGCGTTGTGTCTCTAATCAACATGGTAAACTCGCCTGCTTGTTTATTAAACACCTGGTGTCCAACTGTGCGTAATACAGTTCCATCACTGAATGTGAATCGATAATGTTTAGCGTATGTTTCTTCTCGTTTAACAAATACAGGAAGTGCTTCACTAAACTCGCCAAGGTCAAAGTTCCATACACGGATTAAATCAGTGTACTTGATTTCTTCGATAGCTTTATGTGATCCGTCAGCTAGGGTAATCATTGTGCCTTCTACAAGACAGACAACGTCCCAAGCACTGGTAAAGATATTACTGGTACAGGCATTGGGTCCGGAAGCAATGGTTATTTGTGTAATGAAATCAATACCACTACTATTCAAATTTGAAAGTCCAGGGCTAGTATATACATTAGATCCTGGATTGACTGTTAGTGTGTAAGGACCGCTAGTTCCATTCCCCCAGGCAAAGAAAATAGTTCCAGTTGTAGTTGCCGACACAGTGGAAGTAAAATCAACAGTTACCGGTGGATTAGGATTTCCACTTATTGACACATTGGTTATTGTTATACTGGCTGGTACAGGAAAATCACTAATTAAAGCTACACCATTATTGGTAATAGCGTGAGCTAGGCTATCAACAGTTGGATCGACTTTGCCCAAGAACAGTTTAGTATCTGCTTCAACGCCATATGAAGTGGTAGATGTAAATGTATTCAAATATTTGGCTGTATTACTGATTCTAACCATGGCCAGCTTTCCATCAAAGTGACTGCCATAGACTGGAGCAAGACGTCCGATATACAGAGTGGCTGTGGTGTTGGTCCAACCGTTTGATTGATAAGATCCCGAAACCTTCGTCTGCTCAACACCATTGTAGTAGACTTTCTGTGCAGAGCCGCCGCCGTTGTTGACAAAGGCCACGTGTGTCCATACCCCTGCTGTGGGTTCAGCAAATTGTATGTCATTATTAGGGTCCTGAGCAATGGTCAATTTGTTGGCAGACAAACCAATCAATATACTGTTGGCTAGCCCGCCACTACCGCCATACCAACCATTTTGATTGATCAAGCCCCATTGTCCGCCTGGGATGTGAATATTGTCGCCGGAAGCATGGTTAGCTTTGATCCAGAACTCTATAGTATAGGTTGTGCCCAAATTCCAGTCAGCACTGGCTGGTGTAGACAGGAAATCTTGCTCTGGCTGATTAAACACCAGACTTTGATAACTTGGGAAGTCACCGCTGACCACTGCTCCGCCATTGCTAATAGGATGTCTTCCAGCACCGCTGAAGTTTACCGCGGCCACATAGGGCAGGGAAGGTGAAACGTTTACTCCCCAATTTGAAATATCTGCTGAGGTAACTGCTACAACGGTTGAAATGAATCCAAAAAGACCAGATTGCTCTGCTACAGTGTTGCCTGCCTGTATTTGAGTATTTAGATTAGGATATGTTGCTTTGGAAAAATAGAGATTGTTACCGTTTTGGTTGGACGGAACCACACCATTCAATTCATAAAGAGCTAGGTCAGTTAGGGGATTATCACTACCCAACATCAGTTGAGTGTCTGCCTCAACACCGTAAGACAGCGACGGACTAAAGTTGGCCACATATTTGGCAGTGTTGCTGATTCTGACCATGGCCAGTTTACCGTAGAAACCTTGACCGCTTACTCCTGGTCCTCGTTTACCAATATATAGATCCGATCCACCGTCAGTCAATGGATTACCTGCATTGAATGTTGTTTGATTTACTCCATTGTAGTATAAGGTGACACTGCCACTGCCGGATTCACGCACCCAGGCCACGTGGGTCCATGTTCCTGGTGTAGGTTCGGCATAGCTTGGTTGGCTATTATTCCACAGTAAATTTTCGTAGGCATAACCTAGATCTATACTGCCTGGGGAGGCGGTTTGTGACATTACAGTTCGTATGGCACCAGTGCTGGCATTACCACCTTTACTCCAATACTCAATAGTATAGGTTGTACCTAGATTCCAATCGCTCTGTGTGTTGGATACTAGTAGATATGGATTGCCTGCTGGGAAGTTTAAACTAAACGGTGGCTCCGGAGCAAGACTGGTATCATTAATAGTAACATTACTACTGGTTATTAATATTGTGCCACTAGTACTAACTGAACGTAGAGCTACTGTAAACGTTTCTGCTCCTTCTGTCAAATGATCAGCAGTTGGTGTTACTGTAAATGTACCAGCATTACTTGTAATAGCAAATGATCCACTAGTTGTTTCAAAATCACCACTGTTAGTTTCTATAGTCCAATAGTATGTACCGTTAACAATGTTTGTACCAGTGACATTAAATGTCAAACTACTACCTTCGTTGGTGCTGGTTGTTGCCGGTGCTATTGTATAAGTTGGGACAGAATTGCTGGACACTGCCCCTATGACCGCTGATATAATACTCATGTTTAAGGACTCCAGTATCTTCCAGTGCCTAGTCCGGCACCTGCCAGCATCCAAACATCCTGTTCAATCTTGATCAATGTGGCCATTGATCTACCAGGTATCCACCATCCTTGATTGTCGTTGCCTTGTCCGGCACCATAAACACTTGTATCGCCGGCGTGTTGGGGGCCAATTACCACATCATAGTCACCGCTTACAATAGTGATAGCAGTACCTATTGGGAATGGCACATCACTGTTTCTTGGAACTCGGACATATGACCAACTCCAGTATATACCACTGTACACATGATGTCCGCGATCTTCCATTCGTAAAATATAATCGCTGTTACCATTAACACGGCTTATATCCACTTGAGGAATATCTTGAGCACTTGATGTTTGCTCTGTACCGTCTTCAAATACAATCTTGCTAACAGAAGTAATTTCACCACCCATGTCCTCATAAACAGTTTCCGTCTTGGTCTGTCTATCAGCATAGATAGTCAATACATTTGCTTCATTAGTTACTGTAAATGCGTGTGGTTTTGTTTCTGTTACAAATGCTGTGACTATTGTACCTGTTGTGGTACGATCGATTGGCAGTTCAACCTGTTCGTATATATAGTCATTGTAGTTACCCGTGCCGCTGCCATCTAATGGTAAGTCGGCGTAGAAACCTTGATAACCGTCGTTGCCCACCGCCTTGCTGTATCCAATTACACTGAATCTATCACCGTGGATGTCAATGGTGTTGCGATACTCATCGTTTCGGCCCTGGCGAATATCATTAACTCTACTATATATTAGTCTGGTCCATAGCAAGTTACCATCTGTGTCAAACTTGTTGAGTAGGATACCATCATTACCGTTGTGTTCATCGTTAAACAATAGGTCACCGTAGTACTGGCCGCCAATTAAGATATTACGATCGCTGTCTATGGCAATGCCGTGATCGCCGCCGTTGAAATATCGATCATATCCTATATTGACTTGCCATAACATATTACCACCTGCATCTAATTTCATTAGATAATTAGAACTACCGCTATTTTGTTTCATGGCATAGATATTGTTGTCAGGATCTGTTACAATACCTGTTACAGTTCCATAACCTTCTGTGCCATCTAAACATAACGACCACTGCTGTGTTCCAGTGCTGGAATATTTGACCAACATACTGGTCTGATCCCATGTCACATTAGCTGGAGGTCCTTGAACAGTTTGTGGCAATCCAGTATCTTCATAGTATCCACCAACAATAACATTATCATCCGTGTCTATGGCCAATGCGTAGAAACCATCTGTACCAGTTGATCCGCCAATGGCCGTGTTCCAGTTTGGTGTCCAGATAAATCCGTCATTGTTGGTATTTTCATAGACTTTTAATGTACTAGTGGATGTGGTAAAATTGTAGGGGCTATTAATTATTAACTGGATATTAGCCCAAGTGCTAGTGATAGTGGTTGTAGCAGTTGTTACCATTCCCATACCATTGGTAGTAACAGTTACAGCAATATCACCTTGTCCTGCTACACCCAGGAACTGTAGTGTAGGAATAGATAGTGTATCACCATTGAGATAATTGGTTCCGCCACTGACCACTGTTATAGCATATACGCCTGTTGCTGGAGCAATATTAATATTAAATGTAGCATCTGATCCAGTACTGCTTACATTTGTAGCAGTAAATCCAGATCCATCATTGTTAAAGGAATTAACTCCGACAATAGATGAGTTTAAACTTGGACTTGTATTGCTCATATACCATCGTCCATTAGTAATTGGATAACGACCATGATTGAATACGCTCTTGGGTATAACCAATGTATCACTGCTGTTACTGCCAGTTAGACCAGCACCACCATTGGTTACATTTAGGTAGTCATCAGTATTGTTGTTGATATAGCCCACTACGACAGGAGTACCATCGCTCATTAGAGCAAGGTTACGAGACCATACATATTGTTGGAACCCACTTGCGTCCTGTACATGGGTAACATCACCTATAACAAGACCGCTGTTGGCATCTAATGTTTTAACTGTGAAGCCTTCGCTGCCATCTTGAACATTATCACCACTCAGCACCACAGGATTATTGGTCACTGGGTCAATCATAACATCAAGAGCCTCAGACCAGTAATCCAATGTGTCACTGGCTTGCCATACAACCTGTCCCATATCGTCAAACTTGACGGTTAATGGAATATTATAGTCACTTGGACCTTCATTAAATGAATTGTAATCATGCCAAGCACCAACAGCATAACTGCCACCTTGAGCATCCCTAACTACACCGTTGAACCACACATCGCCGTCATTGTTGCCGCCCTCTGTGCCATCAAAATTACCCACGCTAGTGATATATCCAATTTTCTCACGGGCCACATCAATTGATCCACCCTTTGGCAATGTCAGTTTGCCGCCATCAAAGGTCATGGTCTCTGCACGGTCCATGATTCTATAACTTAGATCAGTGGTATCCATGTTGGGTTGATAGAATACATCAACGGCATTCTCATTGGTCAATGTACCAGGAACTGCTGTTACATCATCAAAGAAATTTTGATTATCAATTACCGGAGTTACAAGAGCAACTTCAAGATGTGGAGTATCTTTAAAATGCCACCCATCTACGGAAAACTCTGTGCCATCTTTATCTACCTGTACCAAGAATGGTTGATTGTACCAATTTTGATCCTCCTCATAATCGTCGGTAATAAATTGTGTGCCACCGATCAACAAGTATTCATCATTAACTGCCACTGTTTGGCCGCCTGGTAATCCAACCGGACTATATGGTGCTGGAACTACACTACTAAATGTAGCGTATTGTTCTCTATGCAGGATACGTTTCCAAACCGCTGTACCTTGTGCGTTGAATTTAACTATAACAGAATTAAATCCACTATCTGGAACGCCTCTGGCTTGATAAGATTCAATACTGCTATGTACATAGATGTTGTCATCGCTGTCGCAGATCACGGAACCTGAAACACTTAGGTAGTCAGGGAATCCAATTTGACGACTCCACATTGCGGTGCCATGAGTGCCGCTGAGTTTGGTCACACCGCAGAATGTACCTTCGAATCCAGGACCGTCTCCATTCCAATCTCCCCACCATGTAACATAAAAGTCACCCTGGCTGTCTGATTTTACATCTGTACCGTATATTGTCCGATTAGTATAGATGTTGCCATTGTAACTGAGTTGATCAAGAATACGTGTTTGCCATGCTACACCACCAGTTGTACCATTACGTTTAACCACAGCAATAAACCTATCTCCGCCTGTCCAATCATTACCTACAATACATACATCGCCTGCTGGATCTACAGCAATCCCCCAACCTTGTTCTGTGTTACATCCTTGGGTTGGAGGAAGCATTTTCTGCCAGCCGCCATGATTAAAAGTACCATCTATGCCGCTGATCTTGGCTATTAGGAACGTGTCATCGCCGGCATTGACTGCATCATCACCACTCCAACCTGTGATAAAGATATCATTGTTAGCATCAACATCAATGCTGGTAGCAAAGTCATCGTAGTCACCAATGCTGGCAATATATCTCTGCCACATAGGAACACCAGTAGTACCATGTACTTTAATCATTACAATGTCACTGCTTGGACCATCAATTTCACTTAGAATCAATATGGCGTCACCATTGTGATCTACACTAACACCCCAACCGTATGTGGTGTATTCATTGTAATAGTTGTTCCATAATACCTGTCCAGTAGGATCAACCTTCATTAAGAATGCACCACTGTATTTGGCTGAAGTAGTAGGTTGTTGATCAAGGTACCAACCAGCAACAAAGGCATTGCCCATGCTGTCATAGGCCACAGCATCTGTCCATGCTTCAATAGGATCAGTTGGACTACTTAGAGCATTTACAGTCAATGCCCAATTTTCTCGTGTTCCAGAATGCGAACTGAATTTGATATCAGTGTCGCTGGCAATGGTTGTTCCACTGATACGCATATCACCTGTAACCGCATATTTTAGGTCTGCCCAATGAGTTGAGCCATCGCCCAACTTCATCATTCTTGTATCTGTTTCAAACCCAGTTTCACCTGCGGCTAAAATTGGATTTGCTGTTGTCCAATTTGCCGATGTATCTCTGCGTAGTTTAATTCTTGTTGCCATTTGCGTGTGCTCCGTTTATTGTGCTGTTCCACCGTCTAGGGTGATATCTATCAATGGATTATATTCTGAATCTGCATATAATCCATCTAGTGCGTATTGTGCTTGTCGTGTTTCCAAGGCCTGTTTGGCACTCCAACGATTGCCGGTCCATACATAGGATACAGAATTATCTGCCAAGTATTCCTGACTTATTGTAGGGTTGGGCGGAAATGTAATTGCTCTTGATTGTCTTATGGTCATATGTGTATTTACTTGTTTTTCCACTAAATTTATTCTATAGTAGATATTTTAAGGGCACAAATTCATAAACATACATCTTTATTATTAAAATTATTACGTTGAATATTCACAATCCGGGTGCCGTCTTCAAGAGCCACAAACTCATGAGGTTCATTGGGTTTGAAATCAATTACTCCACCGGCAGCAACTTCTATTTCCCAATCATGTGATGACACATGCACCTTGCCTTTGGCAACAATAGTTATGTGTACCGTTCTTTCGTCATGGATATGTTTTCCCAATACATCTCCAGCAAACTCAAAGTCATATATTTGCAAACGTAAATCGCCCAAAATTTGAATTTTATTAGATAACATTTGGAGCACTTCCCGGAATTTTGTCTAATGGGTTTGTTGATGACTCAATTTCTTCTTGAGTTTTAGCACGTACTAACCAAGACTGCTTTGTCACTTTTCCATCAAACGTAGTTATTATTTCTGCAACCTCAGTTTGCTGAACTTGTGGTTTAGGCTCAGTTAGTTGAAAAAACTGAGACCAATCTGAAGAGTTTTCTGGGCTAATTCCACATTGTTTTAAGTTATCTAATAAAAATGGATAGCCCACTGGATCTCCATCTTTTATTTTTATATAAAAAATCTGATCTTGTTCCATTAGTTAACTGCTCCACTTACATTGGTACTGGGGAAGCTACGCCCCGCGCCCCAAATGATTCTTACGGCTCCGGTGCCGCCTAAAAAGCCGTTGCCGGAGCCGTAACTATCGCCGGGGGCGCCACCGCCGTGGGTTTGGCCGGTGCCACCAGAGCCAGCTAAGCCATTGACGCCGGTGCTGCCACCGTCTGCGCCTTTTCCAAAAATTCCCACGCCGCCGCCGTAGCCGCCGTTGTTGGCGTAATAGCTGCTGCTGCCGCCACCTCCACCACCGCCGCTTCCGGGTTGAGCACTATAGCCGGGCACATAGTCCTGAAAAGCAGCGTCTACACCGGCGCCACCGCTGCCAGAGTATCCGCCTGCGCCGCCGCCGCCCGTGGTATGAGCGCCATCACCATTGCCGCTGCGGCCGCCGTTGCCGCCGCCATCGTGCAGCACGCCAAGTATTGTTCCGCCGCCGCTGCCGCCGTTGTCGCCGCCGCCGAAGCCGGCGCCGCCGCCGCCTTGCGCTACACATAACATAGTTGCTCCATCTGAAAAATAAGTGTACCCTCCGACGGTGGCGGCGTCTGCTGTTGCGGATACCCTTACAGTATATGTTGTTCCGGGAACAACTGTAATATTATTTTTATAAGACAATCCACCACCTTGGCCGGAATAGCCCATGCCGGTGCAAGCACTGGAGCCATTGCCGCCGGCGCCTACTGCCACTACGTGGACTAAAGTAACATATTGTGGACATGTCCAGGTGTAAGTCTGTCCGCTATATGGCGCAGTATTAAATAGCGCTTGTCCAGCTGGGCTAGTAGTATAAGTAAAAGTATACGGTCCGTACGCAGAATTTAAGTTCCCAAATGCATCGAAAAAGGCTCCTGCGCCTATGGATACCCAGAACTGGTCTCCTAATGATACGGATGATGGAGTTATAGACAATGTATCGATACCATTACCTGCTCCACTGGATGTGTACGCGGCTGTAAAAGATACAGGCGTGCCAAGTTCGTAACTCGAGCCCTTAACAAGAGTTACTAAGCCAATATTATTTTCAGTTATGGCTTTACTAAAAGTTACATTAAAAGTAGTAAGTTGAGTATTAGTATCTCCAGACGCAGGGTTTGTACTAGTCACAGTAATTGGTCTGGTATCATAACTAAATGTGGTAACCGGAGTTATAGAGTTGTATATAATTCCCGAGCTAGCCGGATATTCGTATTTTATTGTGCCAGTAGTTACAAAATTAACTGTGCCGAAAGAACTTGTTGGCGCAGTATAATCAAATAACCAAGCCTTAGCGTCCCCTGGGTCGTCTCTGAAATTACCTACAGTTCCAATGGTAACTGTAATATTTGACGAAGAAACACTGGTAGAAGTTGAAGATCTTGAAATTGCGCTGCCTAGTTTATATGTAGCTACTGTGTTGCCGCCGCCTGACTGACCGTAGTTAGTGTACAGTGTAAAAACATGATTTGTAACACCAAAAGCCGGTAATCGATTCCCGTAACTATCACCATAGGCTGTTGCAGGGACTAACAAACGATACTGAGTTAGTGTAGTTATGCTACTGGTATTAAGAAAAGTCACCGTTGATGTATTGGTTGCTGTAGGTATTGTAAAGTTACCGAGAAAAGTTTCAGTGCCTGACACCGTATAGACAGTATAAGTTGCAATTAGACCAGTCTTGCTCAAGGGTCTACTAAAGGTTACTGCAAAACTGCTGGTGGTTGCGGTTGCGGTTGTGGTTGCAGTTGTCGATATTACAGTCGGAATACTTTGAAAAACACTAAATGTTATAGTAGTTGCAGGTGTGACACGTAGACTAAAAGGATTTGCTGCGCTACCTGGATCCTTAACTATACTGGTTGAGGTTCCTGAAAATGTTGCCCAACTTGCAGGAAATGTAATAGTTTCAGTGTAGTCAAGTGGGCTAACGGCTGGGGCGTAATTTAATAAAATCTGAGTTCCAGTGTTCCAGGTAGTGTCAACTCGAAGATTAGATACAGATCCTGTTGATACAGCAACAGTTGAAGTGGAAGGTAAGGAGCCATTTCTTAATAGGGTCAGATAGTGGTCAAAAGTTATTGAAAAACCGGTGACATTTGTCACTGTTGATTTTATGTTGGTTACTGTGAAGGTTGCTGTTGTGCTGGGAAGATTTGCAAAATATATAGCCAATCCTGCATCATTGCTTGCTATTCCATCTGTATAGGCAGCAGCAGCAACTAAAAATCGAGTATTTCGATTAGTGGTTGTAGAACTTACAGTTAAGTCAGTGTAACGAATTGACTCAGTAGCCGTGGAGTAGAATGTTGACGTAGCACTATTATACATACCAAATAAGGTAAATTGTGCCAATGGACTTTGTACAAGGTCAGCTATAGCATACGAGGCAGTTGTTACACTGACTATATTATTTAAAATGGTCTTTATTCGAACGGCTGCTGCTGTTGTGGATCCAGTTGCAGTTGAGAAATATCGAACTGCTCCGGGGAAAAATATATCAGGAAAAGAGTAAACGGGCACTGCGGTATATCTAGGTACCACTGACAGTACCGGGTATGGCCTATAAACACCTGCAACGGCGGGCGAATAAATTGTTGAAGAATTTGCCACATAGGCCGCTGTTTGAACTGTGGAAGATGTAATTTGAAATTGCCCAAGCGCACCATTAAAACTGAACAAAAATTGATAACCGCTGTCTGAAACTTGAGTAACAGTATTTTGATAAATTACTGGTGTAACTCCATAATTAAAAATAATTGAAGAAGTTGAAAAATTTGTAACTGTTTGATTCCACTTGACAACTGCTGTTGCATATTGTGGCCATACATAGTTACCGGGGTATCCGTCATAAGTGATTGAGATATCAGCAGTTAAACTAGACGAGCTGGATACACTGACGGATTGTACTCGATTCCATCGATTTTTTGCCAGGTTGTATTGATAGCTTTTCCCTCCAAGTATTCTTAGAGTTCCATCTGTTGCAGTTGCAGTAGTTAAATCATAGCTCATTTTTGGTAATCTTTATTTTTTTGCTGTTATTATTTATGTTATGGTATTTTGTTGGGGATTTATCTTCCAATTTCTACCCAACCACTAGAAATAACTCCGTTACCAGCAACTACATACATAGATATAATACCAGATGATGGGTCAAGCCAAGTATCGCCCGCTGAAGGATTTACCACTGTTGAAGATGATACAAACATCCTATTACGTTTTTCCCAACTGTTGGTACCGGTAGAATAAACAATAGTTTGCCCGCTACTAGGGTTGTCGGTCCCTGAACCTAACCCGGTAGCGTATACTGCATTGGCAATTAGAGTTGATGTATTAAATGTAAGTGTACCGTTGACTGAGACTTGCATATTGCTGCCAACTATGACACCGCCCAGTGTACTTGTAGTTGCAGTTGTACTTGCACCAGCAGGTCCTTGTGGTCCTTGTGGTCCAGGTACAGTACTAGCAGGTCCTTGTGGTCCAGTTACGCCACTTGGTCCTTGTGGTCCAGTTACACCAGTTACGCCACTTGGTCCGCTCGGGCCTTGTGGTCCAGTTACACCAGTTACGCCACTTGGTCCGCTCGGGCCTTGTGGTCCAGTTACGCCACTTGGTCCTTGTGGTCCAGTTGCACCAGTAGGTCCTTGTGGTCCAGTTGCGCCACTTGGTCCTTGTGGTCCAGTTACGCCACTTGGTCCTTGTGGTCCAGTTACACCAGTTACGCCACTTGGTCCGCTCGGGCCTTGTGGTCCAGTTGCCCCAGTCGGGCCTTGTGGTCCAGTTACACCAGTTACGCCACTTGGTCCGCT